ACCGTGAACAATACGTCCATCACCGCGAACTCGACCGTCCTGTTCGGCCTCAAGACCGCCAGCGGCACCATTTCATCGATGCCGAGGCTTACCGCCATCACCGTGGGCACGAGTTTCGTGGTGGCGGGAGCCGAAACGGATAATTCGACGTATAATTACGTCATCGTCGAGTTGGGCTAATTTCCCATGAAGAAACCCATCGTTTCACTGATGGCGGCGCTTTGCGTCTCCGTCGCAGCCAAAGCCGGCCTATACGACAACGGCCTCATCATCAGCGGCCTCCAGCTGAATGAGGATTCCAGCGACCTGTACAGCTATGTCATCAAGCCCGATCCGGCGGCGGATTTCAGCCTGATCGTGCACGATAAGTCCAGGAGCAATACCGGGACCACGACCGGCACGCTCTTCATGCCAACACTGTCGAGCAGATTCACCTTCAGTGGATCGCCGGGTTCCGAGGTCATGGATATCGACGTGTCGGACAAGGTGAGTTCGGCCGACCTCGAGACGGCATTGTCCGCAATCGAGCTTACGCCCGGCCCCAAGGGGGATAAGGGCGATAAAGGGGATGCCGGCAATGACGGAGCCGATGGCGCCAACGGAACGAACGGAACGAACGGCTCCAACGGCGCCCAGGGTCCAAGCGGCGTGATTTCCGTCAGCGCCCCGTTGACCAATAGCGGCACATCGACATCGGCCGATCTTGGCATCAGTGACGCGACCACGAGTGCGTCGGGCACGATGAGCGCTGCGGACAAGGTCAAGCTGAATGGGCTTCCCGCCCTTCACCAACGAGTTCGCGTCCAGACCGACGGCAGCGGAAATTACACCTGGACGTACCCCACGGCATTCCCCAGCGGAGTTGTCCCGGTGATCGGCGTGGTTGTCGAGGGCGGCGGAACTATCCCTCTCAATGCCCAGATCAATGGCACGCAGACCAATACCTCATGCACGATCAAGGTCCTGAGCCTCCCCAGCACCAGCGTCCTCGGCATCGCCGTTCTCGGAGTTCCCGCCGGGACCCAGGCCTACATCGACCTCACGGCCGATTCCCCTTAATTAAGGTTGACTAGGGCGGACAGCTCATCACTGTCCGCCCCACTCGTTTATGAGCAACACACCAGCAACGTACAAAATCGAAAACGTCACGGTCGGCGCCATCAATCTCCTGCGCGACTGTCTCTCTCAATCGGGTTGGGCCAAGGGCATTGCCGACATCATCGTGGGCGGACAACTGCTCGCCGAGATTGTTCCGGAGGTGCCAGGCGAGCCCATTGCGCCCAACAACATGCTCGCCTCGCCCCAGGAGAAGATCGAGTTCAAGGCCGCCCACGCCAAGTGGGCCAGCGCCATCACCAGCTCCTTCGAGCTGACCGAGAAGCAGCGCGACACCTGCAAGCAGTGCATCAGGCACCTGGTCGAGAAGCAGCAGATTCAGCCCGGCAAGTACAGCCTCGACATGCTCAAGGCATTTGGCCTGATCGAGTAATGCGAAGGACAATCCAGCTTATCACGGCCAGCCTCATGCTGGCCGTTTTCTTTTCCGGATGCACCCTGTTCAAGAAGCGGGGTAGCATCCAAACCCCGGCGGCAACCGTGGTGGGGGTCGCAGACGCAGGAAAGCCCGCTTCCCTGGCCTCATCCGAGAAAAGGGCCACCTTGCCCATCCCGGCCGGTTCGAGCGTGCTGGTGACCAAAACTGAGGCCGTGCGGGCCATTCCCGCGACCGAGGCTGCTCCCGGGGTCCAGGCCCAGCCCGCCAGGGAGGTCATCGAGATCAAGCCGTCCCGCGACACCCAGCTCGTCGTCAACGAAACCAAGGTTGATGCCAACACCGGGACCGTCGACACGACGGTCGCCGCGCACCGCATCGACACCGAATCAAGCCAGCCGCTCCTGTACTGCGCGATCGGGGCCATCGCCCTGGCCATCGCCTTCGAGGTCTGGCTGCACTACCGCACGCCGGCAATCTGTAGCGCGGGAGCTGCGGTCATTTTTTTCGCAATGTGGAAATCGTCGAGCCTTCCCCCGTGGTTTTGGGCCGTGGCGGTGGCATCGCTCTTCCTGGGGGCCGGGATATATTTCGGGCATGAGCGCGGGGAGAAGACCGCAGCGCCGGCCCCGGCGCCCACCCCACCGGCCCCTAGCGCGACACCCTAAGTAATTTTCCCTTGCCAAGCCCCGGAGAAGCTGCACCGTGCTGCCCGCGACCGCAGCCACCACCAGCATCAATCATGGATACGCCAGCTCCGAAGGGATGGGGCAAGATCGCCAAAGGATTTCTTCTCACCAACCTGATCGCCATCGTCGGCGTCATCGTCCAGGATATTCGCTGGCACGATGGGATCGACGCCCAGAGCAAATTCGCCCAAATCCAGATCAACGACCTTCGCGCCCGCGTCGACGCCCAGGCGGTCACCCTGCAATCTGTCGAGACCATGAAGACCGACATCTCCTGGATCAGGAAAAGCCTCGACGACATCACTTCGGAAATCAGAGCCCGCAACCAGAAACAATAACCATCAACCCGTGATCCAGCCACGAACCACCAGCAGCTCGAACCCCATCGGAACCGAACTCATTCGGAAAGCCCTGTCAGAGACCCCGGAACTCCCATCACAAACGATCGCCCGCCACCTTCTTGAGCAGAACCCCGCCGTCTGGCGAAACCTCGACGCCGTTCGCCAGGCCGTGAGATATGCCCGGGGCGCACACGGCAACGCCAACCGGAAGCACAGGGGGAACGGATTCAAGGCCCCGCCGTCGCCGTTGACCAACTCTGTCTCGGTCCTCAGGGCCAGTCCGTTCTACATCCCGCCGAACGAGGAAAACCAGTTCCTTCCCCATTTTGTCTCAGCCGGCACAAAGAACGAGAGCATCCTGGTCCTGAGCGACCTGCACTTTCCGTATCACAGCGTCGGCGCCATCCGGATCGCCATCGAGGAGGCCAGGAAGCGCGATGTCACCTGCATCATCCTGAACGGGGACCAGCTCGACTTCCATCAGCTCTCCCGCTTCATCAAGGACCCGCGCCGCCGGGACCCCGCCTCCGAGATCGAGTGCTGCAAGCAGTTCCTCGAGTCGCTCCGGGAGCACTTCCCCAAGGCCCGAATCATCTGGAAGGACGGCAACCACGACGAGCGGTACGTTCACTACCTGATGCTGAACGCCGAGAAGCTGTTCGGGATTCGCGAATTCCGACTGGAGATGATCGTCGGCCTGCCCGGCCTTGGCATCGAGTATGTCACCGACAAGCGGCCCATCGCCGTTGGGAAGCTCTCGGTCCTCCACGGCCACGAATTCGCCGAGCCCACCATCGCCCCGGTCAATGCCGCCCGGTGGCTCTTCCTGCGGGCCAAGGCCAACTCGGCCTGCGGCCACTTTCATCACAGCTCCGAGCACATCGAGAACACGCTGGAGGGCAAGACGCTGGGCAGCTGGTCGCTGGGCTGCCTGTGCGAGCTGCATCCAAACTACCGCCCGTTCAACAAGTGGAACCATGGGTTCGCCTTCGTCACGCTGGCGCCATCGGCGGATTTCGAGGTCGAGAACAAGAAGATCATCAACGGCAGGTGCATGTAACACGATGGAACTCTTCCACGAATTCATCCCCGAGAAGGTCGGGGCCTTCCTCAACGTCCCCAATGAGGTCTACCGCCGGGCTCCCGGCATCTCCAACTCGGAGCTGAGAATCCTCTCCCGCTCCCCGCTGGACTATCACCGGACCCGCCTCGGCCTTCTGCCCTTCGTCCGCTCCCATGAGATGGAGCTCGGTTCCATCATCCACAGCGAGCTCCTGGAGGGCAGGGAGCTGCCCTATTATGTCCAGCCCGCCACCTATGGGCCGGAAAACAAGAAGTGGCACGCCGGAGCCTCCGAGTGCAGGGCGTGGCTCGAGGCGCACAGGGACCGGCCCATTATCAGCCAGGAGGAGGCCGATGCCAGCAAGAGCGTCGCCCGGTACATCATCGACCATCCGCTCGCCCAGCCGCTCCTGACGGGCGGCTATGCCGAGGTCTCGCTCTTCGCCCGCTACCCGGGCTGCGGGTTCCTCATCAAGGGCCGGCCGGATTACATGCAGCTGGAGCGGGACGGCGACGGGCAGCTCATCATCACCATCACCGACTTCAAGACCGCCAAGGCTGGAGACACCAACACATTCTCGTGGGAGATCAGGAAGCGGTTTTATCACAAGCAGGCCGCGATGTATCGGCTGCTGGCGACCCTGCTCGGCGCCAAGAGCGTCCGCTATTTCTTTGTCATCCTGGAGAAGGGGCGGCTCCCGAAGGTCAACGTCAAGCAGCTTGCCGCCTCCGCCATGGATACGGGCGATATGTTGATCGACAAGGACATATCGAAACTTCGGGCTTGCCGCATGACCGACACCTGGCCGGAATGGTCGGATTCATCGGACAGGCCGGGCTTCATCGACCTGCCCGACTCATCTTACTCCGACAAGTCGCTCCTCACCGGAATGACCTCGGCCACCAACGACGACGAAGAAGAATCATAAAATACCATGGAACCCAACGCTCATTCATTCGAGGGCCTCAGCGGCCTGCTCCGCAAACCGTCCCCCTGGCTCGCCGGGGAGGACCTGAACGGCCTCGGCGATGTCGAGGTCACGATCGAGGATGTGCTCGTGTACGACGAGGTCGCCTTCGAGGCGGGCCGGAAGGAGCGGGATATCCCCGCCCTCAAGTTCGCCGGCAAGCAGAAGCAGCTCGTCCTGCGCGCCGCCGTCAACCGCAAGACCCTGGTCCGCAAGTTCGGGACCGACACCAAGAAGTGGCGCGGCCAGAAGATCACCCTGTACTTCGACCCGTCGGTCAAGCGCGGCGGCGAGACGGTCGGCGGCATCCGCATCAAATGAACCGCCGCGACAGGGATGCGAAACCGCTCCCGCCCAAGTTCACCTTCATGATCCAGGCCGAGCACCTCGTCCATCCGTCCTTCCGGGACAGGCTGGCCCTGCTGCTCTCGCCGAGAAAGAACCTGCTCGTGAAGGCGACCTTCAAGACGCAATGGAAGGTGGGCCAGTTCGAGCCCGTCTTCGAAACCACGCTCACCGACGAGCAAATCCCGGCGCCGTCAACCACGACGACATGACATGCCGCGAAGCAGTCACAGAGGAGAGGCCGCTGGTGCTCTGGCTCAATTGCCGGGTGCTCAGCCTGAACCGCCTGATCGGGTGCCACCCGATGATTTTCGCCTCACTGAAGACGGGAATCCAGCGGGCGCTACGGACCTCTCTGGACTCGCGCGGTATCGAGTGGAGTTCGTGCTATACACCACCCGCCCCCAGGATTCAGACAATCACTTCATCAAGCCCTTCGTCGACCAGCTCAGATATCACAACCTCATCCCCAATGACGAACCCTATTCGGTCAAGGCGTCGGCGCGTCAGGTTAGGGTTCTACACCGCTGCGAAGAGGGCACAAAAATTATCATCCGAAAGCTCAAACCAAATCAAACCCAATGAGTAACGAAAAGAAACAGTACAAGCCGGGACGCCGGTTCCACCAGTTCATCGGCCACTGCCGGATCATGACCGAGATGGAGCCGATGCGCGAGCTCGGCGATCCCGCCAACCCCCTCGAGATGACCGAGTTCTTCGGCGTCTTCGGCGCCGCGCCCTACGAGAAGGAGGAGGTCGCCCTCGGTGTCCGCTTCGTCGGCCGCACCGCAGAGCAGGCGGTCAAATACCTCAAGAAGGGCATGGAGGTGATCGTCTCCGGCGCCCTTCGCCAGTATTCCAAGAAAGAGGACGGCCGGGACCGGCCCCGGGTCTACTACAGCGTTGCGGCCGACCGGTTCAGCGTCGTCAAGTGGCCCGAGAGGGAATCGCCCGGTGAAGCGCCCAAGCAGAGCGAGTTCACCCCGACCGAGCCGAAGCCGGCCACGCATGGCGGCGGAGCGGTCGATACCGATCAGGACGCCCCGTTCTAAGCGGCAGTTGACCCGGCCCTGAAAACAACAACACCAGCAACACTCCCCATGTCCCGCATTCACTTCCCCCTCAAGGGGGTATTCATTCCCGCCGCGATTTGGCAGCACAAAGACCTGACCTGGACCGACAAGTGCGCGTTCGCCTTCATCGACCTGATCGACCCCGAGTACACGACCCACGAAGCCCTGGCCCGGTACATGGGAATCCCCGAGATCGAGATCGGGGTATCCGTCGCCAACCTCGCGAAGATCGGGGTCGTCTCGGATGACGGCGGCATCATCACGAAGACCGGCTCCCGTGCCCCGGTCGAAGCCAGGAAGGAACCGGTCCCGTCCATGCTGGATGGATATTTCGAGAAGGTCGTCAACGAGTACCATGTCCTCTGCCCCACGATGCCCAAAGTGCTGAAGATCACGCCGTCCCGAAGAAAGGCCATCGAGCGCCTGCACGACGAGAAGATCGACATCGCGGCCCTGTTCCTCCGCGCCGGAGTATCGCCGTTCCTATCGGGCCAGGACGGCAAGTGGCACTCCTGCGACTTCGACTGGATCACCGCCCCCACCAACGCCCTCCGCATCATGGAGGGCCGATACGACGGTGCCGTCCGCCCCGGAGCCAGGCCATCCCGCATCGCCGAGAACCTCAGGGCCTGAATCAACCCATGGCCCCACGTCTGCCACCTCACAGCGTAGAGGCGGAGGAATACCTGCTGTCGTGCTGCCTGCTCGACGGCCCGGATGTGATCTCGCGGGCGATCGACGCAAAGATCGACCAGCGCTCGTTCTACATCGATGCCAACGGGGTCATCTTCGCCCGGCTCTCCCAGATGCTGATGGATGGGAAGCCGATCGATACGGCCTCGCTCGTGGAGGAGCTTCGCATCGCCAATGAGCTGGACTGGGTTGGCGGCATGGATTACGTCATGAAGATCAGCTCCCGGGTGCCCACCACGGCGGACAGCCCGTTCTTCATCGAGAAAGTGAAGCACATGTCCGTCCTGCGCCAGATCATCCGGCAGGGCGGCGAGGCGATCGAGCGGTGCCACGCCTTCGACGGCGACACCGACCAGTTCGCCAACGACATCATCCAGCTCCTCTTCAGCCTGAACACGAAGAGCGACAATGTCCGGATCAAGCCGGCGGCCGAGGCGGCGGCGAAGGAGTTCGAGGAGATCGTCGCCGGCCGGGTGAGGGGGGACGAGAACGACATCTCGGTCGGGTGGCGGGGGGCCGACCAAATCCTCCGCCCCTTCCGCCGGAAGGAGCTGGTCGTCCTCGCCGCCCGTCCGGGGCGCGGCAAGAGCTCCTTCATGCGGATGTCGGCCGCGCACAACGCCTACCGGGCGGAGCGCGAGACGCTCATCTTCTCGCTCGAGGCGGACAAGCGCGAGGTCGTCCAGAATATCGTGCAGGCGATCAGCGGGGTGAATCACCGGGACGGAGCCAGCTACCCCACGGAGAAGCAGAAGCTCTACCTCAAGTGGATGAGGGATATCGGCTCCTGCCCCCGCCTATACATCTCGACCGAATGCAAGTTCCCCGCCATCGTCGCCCGCATCCGCCAGATGCACGCCGCCAAGCCGCTGGATGTGGTGTACATCGACTACCTCCAGCTGATCGAGGAGAAGATGGCCAAGGGGGAGACGCGCGACATGATGATCGGCCGCATCACCCGGCAGCTCAAGAACCTCGCGATGGAACTGAACATCGTGATCGTGATCCTCTCCCAGCTGAACCGCGCCCAGGAAAGGGAGAACAACCGCGAACCCATGCTCTCCGACCTGCGCGAATCGGGCAATATCGAGCAGGACGCCGACCGGGTGATCTTCATCCACTGGCCCGACACCAACCCGCTCACCAAGAACCCGCAGAAACCCGACGACGACACGGTCTCGATGGTTTACGCCGATCTCATGCAGAAGAAAGGACGCAACGTCGGCGTCCACTACCTTGGCATGAACTTCCACAAGACGGCCGCGCGGTTCCTCGAGATCGACCGCTCCACCCAGCCTCAATCGTAACCATGACCCTCCAGCTCAATCCCGGCCTTCCTCAGCCAGCACTTCTGGCCGGCAGCGATCGCGTAGGGGACATAGCATCCGCAGCCAATCGCGCTCCCGTTGTAGGGGCGGCAGCGCCGGAGATTCCGGTCGAACACCGGGCAGCGCAGGCACGCGCGATACCGGAAGCGCCTGACGCCCGGACGCGGCCACCGCCACGGGCTCAGCATGAGCCGGATGATGTGGCCCCATTTTGGTGTGGCAACCTCAACCGCCATGACCCGTCGCCACTCGGCCACCCGCGACCGCCTGAGACGAAACGGCCCTAAATTGCGAAATGCCTTGAACATTAACCAACAACCAGCACAACCTGGCCTCACCAGCAAGAAAATGAACAAACCGACCGCCACCCTAAATCCGAAGATGCTCCTGGACCACCGGCTGATCGTCCAGCCCGCCGCCAACGACAGCGTCCGGATTGAATACATCCTGCGCGAGGTCAGCCCGACCGGCCTCAACTACCGCTTCGAGAACCGGGGCGGCAACCAGTTCTGGTGCCGGAGCAATGAGTACCTGATCCTGGAGGACCTGGGTCATGTCGCATAACAACATCGGCATCGTCCCAGCCGGCGCGGAATTCCCCCACAACCCCGAGACGCCGCTCATGGAGGAAATGCGGAAGGCCTCCCTTCGCATCTGCGAGCACTGCGAAAGCCTGGTCATCATCGTCACGGTCAAGCACCCGAACCACAACTCCTACCGCAAGATGCACATCGTCAACGGCAACGTCTTCGCCGCCATCGAGTCGGCTCGCGAGTTCATCACGGATTCCACCCAATGAACTCCCTGAAGAACGCCTACGTCCGCAAGTTCAACACCCCCTTTTGCGCCAAGAACGGAAAGCGCCGGAGAACCTTCAAGTACGTCAATGGCGTGCTGACCGAGGTCACCAGCACCTCCATGAAGCGCAAACTAGCCACCATCAGCAACAAACAACATGAATCAGGGAAAAACACCAAAACGTCAGCGTCGCATCAAGATTGATCACTACATCGTGACCTGCAAGGGGAAGCCCTGTGGGATCAACGGCAAGGTGCTCTGCACCAATGCCATCCCGGCCATGATCTTCAGCGCCAACCGGCCGGTCCGCGCCCGGCAGAAGGCTGACAAGTTCATCAACCGCACCCTCTGGTTCTGCATGGAGCTGCGCCAATCCGTCATGTTCGACTGGCCCTACATGGCCGACGTCATGCAGGCCGGTCCCAATGACTTCAAACTCGTGCCAGTCAGATCGGGGGCGCCGGAACTGGCGATCAAGGAATGAATGAATTCAACTGGAATGGGCCGATGATTCGTCCAATGACACCGGAAGAGTTTGCCCGGATGGGGCGGCACGAGGAAATAATGGCCACGCTGGCTGCCCGAACCAATCTTCCGACCGGCGCACCGCAACGAGACGAGGCGTTCTGGGGCATCGACAATCTCGAGGCCCTCATGGAGCGCCTCTACCGGATTAATCGTCCCGCCGCGCCAGCCCCCATCGGCATCAAGCCGGGTCCCACCGGCCCAAACTCGGGCACCATCGAACTGCTCGACCTCGCCAGGGAATCCGTCGCAAGGCTGAGACGCAAGGAGGCCGATATCCATGCCCAATCCGCCCAAGACGTCATCTCAGTCATCACTGGTTGAGGTCAGGCCATGCGGGGCCACCTTCTCCCTCTGGCTGACCGGCATCGGTTTCCTCGATGGCAAGCCAGCCCCGGCCGGCCCCAGGCTGTTCTGCGGCGGCAACTGGCCCTCCAGCCTCAACTTCCACCATGAAACCAAAGAACAAGCGGAAAAAGACGCGGAACGCCTCGAGGCCTACCTTCGCGAGCAGGCCGGCGGCAAAAAGAAAGGCCGCCACAAGGAGCGCCCGAAAGACACCGTTGAAGCCGGACAAGAACGGCCTGATCCTGGTGGGGGAATATCCTTTGAGCTACGATAAGGCCCGGCTCCGCCTCAACGTCAAACTGGGCAATTCCGGCTCAGTCAGGACGGCCCCCGACGGGAAGACGATAGACATCACGGTCGGCGCCGATGTGCAGGACAAGCGCGACATCTGGGGCACCCTGATCCACGAAGTCTGGGAATACTGCGCCGCCGTCACCAACGTCCGGTATCGCCAGGCCGAATCCTTCGCCAAGTATGACAGCGACAATCTATTCTTCATCCAGACCCACAACCAGATGTCGGACTGCGCCGCCCGCGTCGGGCACTTCCTCTTCGAGATCACAATAAATGGCGACCTCGACCGCGCCATGGATGCAGCCAAGGCCCACTTCGCCAAAGCCGGCAGCACCGCCTAAACCGCCCTAAGATGGCTATAATCGACCCGCCTTCCCGTAAGAAAAACCGCACTGTTTTTGTGACAGAAAACACCGTCATGAAGACCAATAAAAAGGCATACCGGAATTACCTTAAGTCAATGCACTGGTATAGGCTTAGGATAGATTCTGCCAAGCGATACGGCGAAGGTTGCTATGCTTGCAGGCGGAGCTACATCGTCGAATACCACCATCCCGCGACAGGTTCTTCAGTAAGGTTGTAAAAGAACGCCATAGGTCCCGAGAGAGATCAGTGGCCCAATTTAATTGAACCCAGGCTAGTTAAAAAATGGCTTGACAGGATGGCCCATCCCCCCCCATCCCCCTATTTGACTGGTCTGTAAGACCAGGACAAAACACGTGACCGCAGGGAGCCCAAGCGACCGCAGGTCAACATCGGCCGAAAACCCCCTCGTAAATACCGCCAAGCCCCGTAAAACCCGGGGGTAAGGCGGAAAGTTCGGGTTCGGGGTGTATCCTTCCCATGGTGGGCCGCTTATCGTTCCCCGGGGAGGGGTGGGGGTAAATCTACTCCCTAGGGTTTAGAACTACCCTTAACGCGGACTATACATCAAGGGGTTAGCTAAACCCCTATGTCAAATCGGTGCAGCCACTACAGCCGTGCCTAGGGTGGGTAGCGTCTCTCCCGGGGCGCTACTCAGGACGGTCCGCCTCGCGGTGAACCGCCTCCGCGTTCTCTGACAAGTCTCCTCTCATGTCACACCCGCTAGGTACTCCCGGCGGATGGCACAGAATAGGGTGCAAGTGCATCGGCCAGCGCAACCTCGCGCAGTGCAGAAGTGTGCTCACTGGGCGTTACTTCGCTCCCTACTTTGTGCCTCCGTTGGGAGGGTGGGTGTGCGGACTCTGTTGCCTCGCGGCACACGGGACAAAACATGAACAACACGACTAACCAAGCGGCGGGCGCCACCGCGACTATTGGCGCCACCAATCAGGGCAGTGCGATGCCGGTCCCGAGCGGCAAGCTGGGGAAGGCGCGTTTGGCTCCCGGGCAAGCTCCCGTGGTCAACGCCAAGGAACTGCTGGGCCGGCTGAACGAGGCTGAGCGCAAGCTGGCCGAGGCGAACGCCAAGCTGGCCGAGGTTGCGCCGGAGCGGGTTGCGGTCACGGACGAAAAATTCCGTGCGGCGATGCGCAAGGCGCGGGACATCACGGTCAAGAGCAAGGGCGAGTTGAAAGGCACCCTCAATAAGGTGCTCGGCTTCGCTCCTGACCTGACCGATGGGCAGCGGGTGGAGTGGCGTGCGGTCCGGAAGGAAATCGACAAGCTACACGACTCCTTCGCCCGCCGTCATGCGGCCGAGTTGCGCGGGTATTTGGCCCGTGCGGCGCGGCTTCCGAGCGACAAGGCGCTCCTCAGCGGCAAGTTGACCCGGACCAAGGCCGGCAAGGTGAAGCGCGTCACGCATGGCGCGGTCTTCAACCTTAAGGCCGAGGCGAAGGGCAAGGGCGATGAAGTCAAGGCCAGTGCCAGCACGCTGGGCAAGACCGGTCGCAAGCCGGCCAAGCGCACGCTCGGCAAGGCGAAGATGCCGGAGGCCGCTCCGGCTCCGGCCGCGGCCTGATTGGTAGGACAGCGACAGTTAAGTCTAGTCCCCAAGGGAGTTACCCCTTGGGGACCTGATTTAGCCTTCGCAGGCTAGACACGGGCACGGTGACCCGGGTGCGCAGTAGTGGGCGCACTAATCACGCCAGCCTCGCGGCTGACTCATACAGCGCCACTAGCAGGGGATCGCCTCGCATGGACATGCCGGACTCACGTCTGGCGACACGTTGCGGGCATGCTCCGGCCTTTCGCGGGCCGGCATGACTAGGACGCGCCTACGCGCACCGCTGGCTTTGATGCCTCCCCCCTGCGCAGGGTATTCCGTGCCCGGTCTAAAAGCGACGGAAGCGAAATAGTGTAGCGGCAAGCGCAAACGGTGCGCGGATGCCGGACAGCCTGGGGCGGAGCCATGAGCACGCGCCTGGGTTGCGATGCCGACGGAACCGTCCTGCCAAAAGCGGGATGGGCGAGCCGTGCGGTTCCGGTGTTTGCGAAGGATGCGTGATGGGCCGCGTGAAATAGTGTAGGCGGGAGCCGAAACCCGCATGACACAAGCGCGTGTCGGATGCTGCGGAAATGCCCGAAACGGATTGAATCCAAGGGGTTGCCTGCATTAAAAGGCGGAACGGATTGGCAACGTCCCGCCAGCAGAAAGCGACATGGCAAAGCAACAGGACTCCTTGCGGGGCGGTTGCGAGCGGTCGGAAGAATCGGTGTTGTCAGAGACGAGCTACGGCGCAACCTGCGGCTGTTGAACTACGGGTGGGTAAAGTCTCGATGGCCTCACGGCTGGGAGCAGCATAGGATTAAGCCGATGGAAGTTATTTTTCAAGACTGTCCCTGGGCGGTCGAAGCTGCGCCGTCACGGTGAAAACCCGTGCGGTGGGCGACGAGGCCGCGTGAAACGCCGGGAAACAGCAACTTTGCCTGGCAGTTTGATGCCAGGTCGCGCCCGGTTCATTGCGCCGGATGTCAGCGCGAAACAAATTCAGGCATGGCGGAAGCCAATGTTAGCCATGCCTTGAGACAGAAGAGAACGCGATGCGACGGTCAAACAGAGGGAGCCCGGGCCGGGTAAAACTGGCCCGGGCTTTTTGTTTTGAAGCGGCCCGCGTTCTCGTTTCATTTTCCAACGTCAGCGAACCGAGTGAGCGGTGGGTGCAAGTGCTAAACCCGGGCATAGGCTGCCCAGACTGACGTTGGCTCACTTTCCGATGCCGAGACCTGGCTATCCCCGTTTCCGATCAATCAGAGAAACCCAAACCAACATGAAACAAGAAGTGACTGAAATAGAACTGAACGGCGTGGCGTACATCCGGAAGGACTGTATCGCCGCATCCTCGCCGGCCACAAACAGCGACGGACTTCCGTGCGTCATCGTGGCGGCCGGCATCGGCGGAATCCATTTCGGATTCCTGAAGAGCAGGGATGGCCAGGAGGTGACCCTGGTTAGCGCCCGGCGTATCCAATACTGGAACGGCGCCGCCTCCATCACGGAGATGGCGGTGCGCGGCGTGAGCAAGCCCAATGAATGCCGGTTCTCGTGCGCAGCCCCCGAGATCACTCTAACCCAAGCCGTGGAGATCATCCCGGTTTCCCCCAAGGCCCAAGCCAATCTGGCTTCGGTGCCGGTCTGGACGCGATGAGTGGCTCTGGCTATGGCTCTGGCTCTGGCGATGGCTATGGCTATGGCTATGGCGATGGCTCTGGCTCTGGCTATGGCTATGGCTATGGCTATGGCTATGGCTATGGCGATGGCTATGGCTATGGCTCTGGCTCTGGCTCTGGCGATGGCTCTGGCTCTGGCGATGGCTATGGCTATGGCTATGGCGATGGCTATGGCGATGGCTATGGCTATGGCTATGGCGATGGCTATGGCGATGGCTAAGAGCAAGGCATGGTTAAATGCATGCCGGGGGATTCATTCCGTGCTAAGCTATCACGTTAAAGCAGCTGCCGGGCATTCCCGGCTGTAAGCGAGGCATGCCTGACAGGTTGAAGACCTGCGGACCCAGCCTCAGCTGAATTTCCGCCAGCCTTCGCGACCCTGCAAGTGCAGGATAAGAAAGGCCCGGGTGCGACCGGTCAGATGCGCACAAGCACGGTGCTAATCCGAGGCGATGACAGTAGCCACACCCGCCGAGCGGGCTGTCCATTTTCACCATGAGCAAGACCCACCAGTTCAACTCACCCGTCGAGATTCCGCCCGACTCGATCTATTACTCGCCCGAACTTGGGCGCTACATCGAGGTTACGGGATGCGATCGGGCCAGGCAGCACGGAATCGTGGCGCCCATTTACAAGATCACCTACATCGATGCCGACATGAAGGAGCTGCGCGAGGCAGCCAGATCAATTTAATTTCACCATGAAAGCACAAGTCATCATCCCCAAGGGCTGGCGTAGGCTGCTGAATAACCAAAAGATCAAGTGCGGGGACAAGTTCCTGTGTGTTGTCGGTGAATTTGAATGGAGACTCTCCGAAAGGATTGGCAGGACTCCGTCCGGAATGGGTCTGATCTACATCCGCAAGACCCGCGCCGAATAACTTTTCACTTTCCGATGCCAGGACCTAGTAACCCCTGGACGGTCAGCGTTGCGCTAAGCATCCTAGGAATGCGACCCCGCCTGCTGAGCCTGGACAAGTCGCCGTGATCCGGTTCCGTGCGGCCCCTCCTTAGGCAACCGTGCTGCAACCTAATGCAGCCTTCGGGATTCATTTCACATCACCATGAAGAATATACCCTTGCCACCGATAATCCTGCTGTTCGTCGGCCTGGCCTGCATTATTGCCATTGCCACGCACAACGCCGCCCCCAATCCGGGGCCGGCCGGGATCGAGGCCAGGGCCGGGCGGGCCATCGCCGTCAACACCAGGGCGCGCGAGTCCCTGCTGCGGGCGAAGGAGCGGGCCGAACTGAACGGGGCGATGTTCGCCGATACGGTTGGAGGGCGGATGTATTTCAAGGGGCAGGCCGATGCCTATCAGGCTGCGATGGCCATGCTGGAGCCGGCTGAATAATTTTATCATGAAAGCACTGAGCAACATCAAGGTCGGCGACACCGTTATCCGCTACCTCGGCGGCATCCCGATGCCGCTCAAGGTCACTTCGATCACGGAGGAACGGATTGTCTGCGGGGCATGGGAGTTCTCTCGGCGCAACGGTGCGGAGCTCGACGAGGATTTGGGCTGGACCGAGCAGCAGACCGGCAGCTATATCGTGGCCGAATAACATCACCATGAACAAGGAAATCAAAGCCAGGTGGGTGGCAGCGCTGAGGTCGGGCAAGTACCAGCAGGGCCGGCATTGGTTGTGCAATCGAAATACGTACTGCTGCCTCGGTGTGCTGTGTGAGCTGGCAGTTGAAGCCGGTGTTGCGTTGGCGGAAAGCGACAAAGGACTCACTCGATACAAGGGCCATTCCGATGCAGAATTTGAGGCGAAGTATCCATCCAAGGGAATCCAGGATTGGGTCGGCATTACTGTTATGGAGCCGCTAGTGGCTGCGGCTGGTCGCAAGTCCATTGGCCTTGGCGAACTCAACGACAGCGGCTATTTCTCATTCCATGAGATCGCCGACCTGATCGAAGCGCAGCTCTAACCCATTTCACTTTACCCGTGCCTGTGCTGGCCGAGGCCGCGAGCTTGTCCCATAACACGGGATTAGGCTGCGAGCGGGACCAAGCGCGAGAGAGCACTGAAGGTGGTACGCGTACCACCTTAGCTAGGATTAAGTCCGGACTCTCGCGGCGGGTAATCCATCGCAAAACAAAAGAGCACCGGACCTGATAAACCGGCCGTGCGGGGATGGCTGTCCCGCTTGAGGCAAACACCTCGATAGCTTAAAATCACCACAACTTTCACGGCCTGCTTAAAAACAGGGAGTACTGCGCCGGAGCTTTAAGCCCTGGTCAACTGACAACTCAGACCCGTAAGCGCATAAGCCGGGTCCCGTGGATTAACTTTACGAGCGGCAGCGTGGAAGGACACGCTAGCGCAAGGGAAGGTGCTCCCGGATGTGCAGCTTTAGCTCTAAGTCCAGCGCGAAGTCTAAGCACTACTAGCAGGTATCGAACCCTGCCCGCTCACCCTTTACCATGAACACTGCGTCCGACACCACCGACATCACCGTCTACATCCTCGCCATCGAGACGGTCCTCATGGCTCTTCTCCTTATGGACCAATGCCTGTTTATGAGCTCCATGCGCCTCGCCTACGCTGCCGGTCGTGGCGAAGAGTTCCAGGCAATCCGGTGGAAGTGCCATCCTGGCTCCGGCTTCCCGCTCTGGTTGCGCTTTCGCCGGAATAAATCGAAAACACCATGAAAACCAACACCAAGTTCATCGTCGCCCTGTGCTCGGGGTTCGCCCTGTTCATTGGGGTATCGCTCTGTGCCGATCTTGGCTACGTCACCAGGTTTCCGGCCACGCTGCATGCGATGGTGGGTGTCGCCTTGGCCTTATCTATTGTCGGCTTCATCGGCATGATCTGGACCTTCGACGCCGACTAAAACTTTACGGGGATTAGGCGCACAGCAATGTGCGACGTGATTAGTGTGCGACTGGCGGGCACCGAGCATTGACCCACAATCCAAGTCGTCTCGCTGCACCGACACTCCGGGCTGGTAGCCCGGTAACGACCAGACCAAGCCGGATCATGCCCGGCGATCCCCACCCCTTGCGATCCGGCTTCGGCCGGCGCAAAACAACGCAGCGCAGGACCGCGACATGTGCAGCCGTGCGGCATCTCACCCGGGCTTCGGCCCCACGGGGGATTAAAAGACCAAACAATCGGCAGTCGACTCCCGGGTGGACGTACCCCGGCAGTCAGCCTGAACCCGCGCGATCCGGGTTAATCAGGTACAGGGAAACGCGATGCCCCCGGTCCTGCGCTGCAACTTTCATACCTGCCACCATGATGCGAGTCCACGTCTTCTCGACGCTTGACGCGGCGAAGAAGTTCAGGTCTAGCCTAACCGGGTTTCTCTCCGCCATCGAGTCCCATGGCGAGAAGCGGTTCGTCGTGCTGTGGTGGGACACAACAATCAAGCATCAACCAAGACCAACATGGATATCATCACCATCATCATTATCATCCTGATCGGCATTCTCGCGGTTGCCGCATTTTGCCTGTCGATTGAGAACGAGCGCCTGAGCGATCAGCTCGAGGAGCTGGAGTGGACGGTATCCACCAGCAACATCACTCACATGCAATGCGATTCCGACCTGTTGATCGCACAGGCCAGGCTGGACGGCCGCATCGCCAAACTCGAGGACGCAGCCAAGCCGCCCGTCACCCTGTCCGAATAACCCTTCACGGCGGTCCCTGGATCACCGGGCAATCGCAGCACGCAGCCGGGATCATTCTAGATTCCTCCCGGGCTTTCCTTGCGAGGCGGGTTCGATTCCCGCGCCGCCATCAACTAAATCGCGAGCGACGACTCCTGCCGGCCTGGGCTGGCTGGAAAGTTCGCGCCCGCGAGCATGGCCAAGCCAACCAATGTCCAACAATCCCGTTAATCCTGTTGCAGGCGACCTGTTCGTGCTGGTCGACACCAACGAGTTGAACGACGGACTGTTCAGTATCGGTGATGTGTATGAGTTTACCATGATATCTCCTCACGATCGGGACATCTTTCATCTGCTCAACCACCAAGACAAAACTCCGGTCGCACTGTTTAGCGACCGATTGATCCCGCTCAAATCCATCACTTAATCCGCCCATGACCGCATCGACCCATGGCCTGAAAGTCGGGGATATTGTCGTGTGCACGGCGCCGAACGGAGACCTGGAGGAATTCGCTGTGTACACCGTCTTCCGCGTCCAGGAGAGAAACGAATATATCAAGGTAGAGGATAGCCAGGGGAATGTGACGGGCGGCTGGTGCGATTTCAGGTTCACCAAGGTCCCGGCTTAAATCGCCATGAACAACACAGTGCCGGACGCGCAGGGAAATCCAATCGGGGCTGGCGACCGGGTGGTCAGGATCAGCTTGACGCCCAAATTCCTTAAAATCGAACAGTTTTCCGCCTACACAGTGATGGGAATCATGACTCGCGCCCAAGCCAGCTCCGATTCAATCCAAATCTATGAAAGTGCAGGCCTGTACGATGCGGATAAATTCATCAAGGTCCCAACCGAATAAATCACCATGACCCAAATCGCAACCACCCCATCCGGGGCCACGCCATCCAAGGAAACCGAGCCCGCGATCGAAGACGGCGACTCGTTCTACGACGTCGCTACCGACACGCTGCCCGAGGTTCACGAGCTGCTGGTCTTGCTCTTCTGGCAGTACCAGCTCATGTACGCCCCTGAGTTCCAGGCCTCCGTCAGGAAGCGCCTGGCCATGATCATCGGAACCCGCGTCACCGAGCTCCTCAACCACCTGTATGAATCATTCGAGTGGACTTCGCTGGGGGGCGGCGACGTGGATATCCGGTGGTCCACGGTGTACAATCTGCTCGTCGATCAGGTCATGACCTCGAGGGACGACGACAAGATCATCGAGGCACTCGCGAGGATCGACGACCGGGACTGCCGGACGGCCATGCGGCTCGGGATCATGCTGCGCGTGCTGGAGGGGATCGAATCGTCCATCGCCGAGAAGGGCGAGGCGAGCCTGACCGCCCAGACCTGGCGCCATGCCGACACCGCGCTCCGGATGTACCTGAAGCGTTTCTCGTCGGAGAACGAGTGGGCCGTCACATCATGACACGCAATATCCTTGAGCCGTTGGGCTGGCTGGTGTGCCTGCTTAATATCCTCGTCATCGGCCTGGAAGCCTACCTCGACCGGATCGCCTGGTGGAATATCGCGGTCGTCGCCCTGTCGATTCCGGTCCTGGCCGGCAACCGTCATCGCCGACTTAGGCGGAAGCGCAACTCAACCCCGCTCCTGATGCCATGAGAACCACCGGACCAGCCAGATGGGTGTTTGGAGGATTCGCCACCCGGGGCGACCCCCCGGCCATCCTTCGCTCCAACGCCGGGACTAATTTCAGCCGGCATTACGAAAGGCTGTATCACTTCAACAGCCTCATTGCCTTTCGGACCGCTGGCGACATCTACATCAATGTCGCCCACGCCGGAGACGTCGGCATCACTATGATGCGCTGTCTTATCAACGCCATTCGCGGCCAGAATGACTATCGCGTGAAATTCCTGATCCATTATGCCGGCAATGCGGTTGACGGAGTATACTGGCCCGAGGTGCTGGCGCAGCACCTCAACCAGATCGGCCACATGCACCGCCAGATTCAGACCGCCCGGCAGCGCGAAAGGATCGAGGCCGTCGTCTCGTGGACCAACGACATCGTGTCCCGTGTCACCCTGGACATGGGGGTGGTTTCGCGAATTCGCGAAGGACTGGCGGGGACCTTCATCGGGAACAGGTCGATCGACATCGCCCTCCAGTTAACCCCATGACCCATTTCCACCTGCACGGGGAATCCAGCCAGCCGTGCGGGTGGCCCAAACAACACTGGCCGGAACGGAAAGAAAAAGGATAGATAATGAGCAACAAGATCAGCTACGGCTACGGCAACGAGCTCACCAAGAACCTCGTCGGTCTCACGATCGCCCAGGTCCTCGGTGATGTCACGATCAAGGCGGTCCTCGGCTTCGGCACGGGTGTCGTCGCCAAGATCAACGGCGCGCCGGTCGGTACCGGATATGTCATCCGCGAGGGTGACAGCATCTCGGTCGAACAGGCGGCCCAGGAGAAGGCTGCGACCTCCCGGATCACGCTGCGCTACGGCGCCGCGAACGTCCTGTCGGTCCAGGTCGACTCCGCCACCACGGTCCGTTCGGTTCTCCAGAACCCGACGTACCGGGCGGCGCTGGGCTTCACCGACGGTGTCGTCGCCAAGATCAACGGCGCCAGCGTGAACGATGACCTCACCGTCTCGGACGGGATGACCATCGACATCGAGACCCGCGCCCAGGAAAAGGCGGCCTGACGGCCGCCCGATAGGGCACGGTGTCCGGGTGAATCCCGCACACCATAGCGCGCTATGGGGCGGCGTGGGTCAGCCTGCGCCGCCCTTAACCTTTAAGCAACATCATCAAAAACATGAGCAGTCACATTCTCGATCGCTGCGTGGCGATCGGTCCGGATGGCCGGATGTACTCACTCAGCCTCGCGCTGCGTGACCTCGGGGTCAGGAACGACCTCCTCCAGCAGGCGGCTAACAAGACAGGGACGCCGCTTCGCAACGTCTTCAAGATCGGCGGCGGCCTGCCCGTGCACATGCTGGCATCGGGCGATCCAGTCTATGCCGTCAGGCTCCCGTTCCTCCGGCTCAACACCTCCTGGGGGATGGACGAAAACTCCGCCGAGCCGGTGCTGGTTCCGAAGTTCGTCCCGGGACCCGGAACGGTCGAGCATCAGTTCGACTGGGTTCCGATGCCTGGCTGCGCGGCGTACTTCGTGACGCGGCTCGGCACCGATCCGTACCTGTCCTTCATCTCCCCAGGCGGACCGGGCAGGGAGGGCAACTTCTTCTCCTACCGCCTGCCGCTCTCGAACCTCTTCGACGACGGCAGGATTTGCATGGGCGATGGCTGGTCGTCAAGTGACTGCCTGATCGAGTACGAGGCCGGGCGAATCTCGGCCGAGCAATACCTCGAGCAGGCCCTGGCCCACTTCTCCGGGGCGAGGTGGAACTCCCACCTGACGGATGGCCGGAGGACGGAGGCGGCGCGGATGGTCCGGTTCACGCCCGACGGGAAGCAGCTCCCCCCGTCGGCTGCGGACTGGCGACCGCTCTGCAAGCAGATCGCCGGCAGCGGATATAACTGGGTCGTCGAGCTGGCCCACAACCTGGGGGATGTGCCGTGAGCCAGCCAATCGACGAGATGGGTGTCGTGGAGATGGCCGAGCGGCAGGTCGGCACGGGGGATATCGCTTCCGATCTTCGCGAAATACTCATCAACCTGACGAGGGACCCCAGCCTGTTTGATATCCCCGAAGCAGACAAGGCCAAGGCCAGGGATGTTTGGGCCCTGGCCATCGCCATTCGCGGCTCCGCCCATGGCCATTGCTCCAGGGACCTGTTCAACCTTCTGGATGAGGCGGAAGAGGCCGTCGCGCCCGTCATTCCCGTCCCCGGGGAACCCGCCGATGCGGAGGATGAGGAGGTGGAGGATGATGCCGACGGAGAAAGAGACGAAGACACCCTAACCTAACCAGCCATGGACAAACCAAAATCACTCCACCCCTTCCCGCCCGTCGTCCTTGTTGGCGCTGGCGGTGTCGGCAGCTTCCTGTTGCCCACCCTGCTCCGCACCATCCGGAACCACTCCGATCCGGACAAGTCTCCGGGCGTCGTGGTCTTCGACGGCGACACGCTGGAAAAGCGCAACATGGAGCGCCAGCTCTTCGACGACAGCGATGTCGGATCGAACAAGGCCGAGGCGCTCGTCTCCAAATATTCCAGCTACTATCCGAACCTTCGGGCGATGCCTGAGTACTTCACCGGCCAGGAGGAATTCGATCAGCCCCCGCTGGTGATCTGCTGCGTGGACAACCACCCCGGCCGGCTCCGGGTGCTCGAGGCCTGCGACCTGCACCGGCTCCGCTGCATCCTATGCGGCAACGGTTACACGGACGCGGAGGCGTTCTTCTATCACCCCGACTGGAAGGGGACAAAGCTGGACCCGAGGCGGTACTACCCGGAAATCGCGACCACCCACACCGGGGACCCGCTCGCCCCGGTCGGCTGCACCGGAGAGGCGCAGGCCGCCGCCCCGCAGCTCGCCATCGCCAACTTCATGGCCGCAGGCTACGGCCTCCATCTCCTCTGGATTTGGACCCAGGAGGTCCCGGGCCTGACCAAGGAGGCCAGGGAATACGCCGCCTTCCACCACATCAGCAACTTCAACAAAATCCAAACCAAACTCAGAAAAGACCATGAATAATGTCGCTTACGTTAAACCCGAACATCGCGGAATCTACACCGGCCAGTCCGAGCTGTTCGACCCGCTGTGCGCCTACAGCATTGCCGTCGAAACCACCGACTATGTCATCGTGGACCTGTTTCACGACGGGGTGTCCGATCCGCCAGTCCGGTCCCGCCTCGTTCTCCAGAGGGAGCACGTGGTCGTCCGGAATCCCGAGGGGGTTCGGGCATGCTACCTGAATGCCGATCTCAAGTTCCGCAATTACGTCATCCAGAACGCAGCAACGCTGTCGGACGGTGGCTGGATGAATGATAGTATCGACGTGAACCGGACCCATCCCGCGATCGATGTTTCAATCGTGGACGATGTCGGGGTGATTATCGCCCTCCAAACCGGGGCCGACGAGACGGGCGGCACGTGGAACGTCCCGATCGAGTGGCTTCTCTCCCCGCTCATCCCTGGGGTTGTGACTGAGGCGGCCGCCCCCGCGCCCGCTCCAGCCGCCCCCGCGCCCGCTCCAGCCGCCCCGGCCGGCCCCGCCCACGCATTCACCCAGCTCCAGCTGGTGGAATTCAAGAACGACATGGACCGCGTGGAATTCGGCTACTCCGGAAATCCCGGGGATGTCATGATCTGCTCTTCGGTGAATGAGCCCGATGGGAGGATCATCCTGACCTCGCTCGATGGCTACGTTCGCCGGGTCCCGCCGGACAAGTTGAAGCCGCATGTTCCGCCGCCCATCGGGACCCTCGTCACAACCAAGGGAACGCACGAGAGGAGCATGATGGGAGCGATCAGTATCCCGCTCACCCGGCGCCCGATCTTTTCGGTCCAATCCGCAGATCGGCACAAAATTTACGCCAGGCCTATCTCGGCCGATGGGGGGATGATTGGAATCGTCCTCCTCACCATGAACGACATCCGACCGCTGACCGATGGGGAACTGCAAGCCCACGCGGCGTACCAGCCCGGCCACGCTGGCCACGACGAGATCATGGCCGCGTTGCCGAAGAACATGGCCGCCCTCATCTCCGGCTTCCCGGCCAGCCCGATCACGCGGGGAATGGTGTTCAGCGCCTACAAGATTGTCATCCCCGATGATGTGACGGAGCCGCGCGGCATCACAGAGAAGCTCGGCGGGGTGGTGAAGCGCGCCGGAGCCGGCATCCTGACGCTGGATATGCTGGCCCCCGCTCCCGCCGCTCCAGCCGCCCCCGCCCCGACCGCCGAGGCCGGGGCGATGTAACCCAAGTTCAGGATAACCATCAACAACCAAAACCAATATGAGCAAGGCAACTCCGGGCGAGATCATCAAGGACGGCAAGGTCTACAAGCTCAAGAATCTCAACGGATTCTACGGCTACTTCCCCGACCGGGAAATCCCCTCCTCCGACCCATGGATGGCGTGGAACGGCGGCAGAATCAAGATGTCCCTCTGGCAGACTATCATCGCCTTCTTCCAAAAGCACAAGTCGGACGAGGTCCAGGTCCGCCTGTACTACAACGATGCGACCAAGGAGTGGCGGGCTCATGCCTTCCCCCAGCGCTATCCATCCGGGATGACGACACGGGAGCTGCCCGATCACCCCAACTTCAACGAGGACATGGCGCTCTTCCCTGATCCGTGGCAGAGGATGGGCTCGGTTCATCACCACTGTTCGGCCACCGCCTTCCAATCAGGGACGGACCACACCGACGAAGCCGGCGTGGTCGGCCTGCACCTGACCGTCGGTCATCTCGGCAAGGAGACGCACGACCTGCATTCCCGGGTCTGCATCCGATCGCCCGGGGAGATTGCGGAGAATGGCGACCTGATCCGCGCCGCCTCCCAGATGTTCTTCAATGCGACGCTCTCATCCTGGTTCGAGCTGCCCGAGAACATCGCCGAGATTCTCCCGAAGGGGTTGCATGCGGCAACCCTGGAGTACATGCTCAAAAATCCCGTGGGAGAGGACATCTCCTATCCCCCGAGGTGGGACGAAAACCTCGTCCGATTTCAGACGCAAATCGGATCGAACATCCTCGCCGACGACTACGGATACCCGAGACACTCCTATCCCTATCAGCGCCCCGCCGATTACTTCCTCGAGAAGGGTTCGACACACCTCAGTCCCCCGGCTCCGGCGCATCAGGCGCACCTGAATCTTCGCGGGCCGGCCAGGCCGGACTACCTCGACAGTTCCGGGAAGATCGTGCGAATCCCGGGCTCCTCCAATGTGGGCTTCGAGCGGTCCGATTTTGCCGTCATGGACCTTCTCCCCGGCGCCCTGGCCTGGACCGCCGGGCATGCGCTCGGGTTTCTCAACGACGACCAGGGCCGGTATGACATCCCCTACGTCAGCATGGCGGCGGTTGGGAAAAACAACGACAAGACATACACCCCGGAGATCGTCCGGCGCTTCGTCCAGCGGCTCGGGATGATCGGCCTGCCGACCGCTTCCGGCCTGTACTACGTGATGCCGGGCGATGTCCAGCGGTTCCGCAAACGGCTTGACCGGCTGGCGGAAGAGGAGACGGTCATCGGGGAAACCGCCTCCTCCGACATTCCCTCCGAGGATGCAGCCAATGCCGCGATCGCCCGCTCCGCCAGCGCCAGGGAGAAGGAGCTGATGGAGGAGATCGCCATCGAGGAGGCGCGCGCCAGGCAGGAGGCTCTCGCGGCCGCCCAGGACCAGATCGAACGGGAGCACCGGGATGAATAATTACCATGGTTACACCACACGAAAGCCACCCGCAGGACGGGAAGAAGCCGAACCAGCACTTCGACTTCACGCCGGGCGCGGTCGGCCTGATCCGGGAGTTCCTCGCCCAGCACTTTAACAGCAGCTCCCCGGCCGACTTCATGAACGCCTGCAACATCGCGACCACCACGATGCTCCAGCAGGCCCGGGCTTATCGCGGGAACGCCTGGTTCGAGGCCAACCCCATCCACGCCTTCGAGGCGATGACCTGCCTCTATACCGAAAGCCGGCGCTATGCCCCGGTCTCCCTCAACCTGCACTACATCGAGCCCACCCCGGGGACCTTCCTGATCGGAACACCCGAGGAGATGCCCCTGGGGGTCGACTATTTCACCCGGCGCGTGATCGAGGAATCGAAGATATTCGCAGCCGGGAATCTTGGTTGACATCAACCCCAAGTGGGGTTGGTCTCGTCAAGCAACCACCATATGAGCGAAGAACCAAACGAACAGAAAGCGATCGAGCTCCACGCCCGGGAAATCCGGGTCGAGGATATGATGAAGATGGGGTCCGGCCGGGAGCTGGACATGATCTTCGCCATCGACGCCCTCAAGCGGGCCAATCGCAAAACCCCGAAGCACTACTCGGAAAACCTCGGCCTTGCCCTCGAGGCGGTGGTGGCCGAGACGGATATCCCGATCGGATTTGGGCGCTCCGCCATCGGAGACCCCTACTACAACCCGGAGCGGCCCTATTGGGCGGGCAACCCGGCCTACGCCATCGTCACCGCCAATGCCCCCGCCCTGGCAGTCTGCAAGGCGGCGATCCTCATGGTCTCCCTGATCGACGCGCAGAAGGCATCGCTCTTCGGCAAGAAGCGCCCCGGCCTGGAGTCCATGGCGGTGCAGGGCGGCGAGGAATCATCCGTTCCCGATGACGCAGCGAGCGCCCAATAAGCTGACGCTCCTCCAGAAAGCCAGCCGCTTCACCCCGATCGTCTGCCGCCTGCTGGCGAGGCGGGTCATCTCGGGCAATCAAGTGGTGGCGCTGACCGACGAGGAGCTGATGGCCCGATCCGGGCTCACCCGTGGGCAGGTCCTCGCGCTCAGCTATACCCCGAGCTGGGCGGGGGTGCCGTTCGCCGACATGCTCGCATTCAGCAACGCTTGCGGGGTCGACTTCGACAACCGCGACGCCCTGCAAAAACATTCCAAGATGATGGCGGAGGGATCGTTTCTGTACCTTCGGCGCAACAAACTCTGGGACAGTCATTTCGTTCACATTTACCGTGAGTTCGTCAATCACACTAACGCCTGAGGCGGCGAAGGAGGTCGATTCCGACCCGCGCATCCAGGCCTTGCTGGAGACCATCAGGCGCAACAAGGAAACCATCGAGTCGGTCAAGGCCGACATGCGGGAGATCGTCGCCTCCATCAACGAGAGGAACCGGGACCTCAACCGGCAGGTCGCCATTCTCCGCAAGCTCATTGGACGCCGCGCCATCCGGCTTGCCCGGGACCTCCTGGGCGCGAAGCCGATCAATGGCGATAGTCCGCGCCTCCCGAAGTACCGGCTCCGCGCCGCCAAGACCCAATGAAGTTCAAGTATTCCAAGTCAGGGTTCATCTACGTCGGGGTCAAGCCGGCCCATGGCCGGATTCGCTGGAAGACCACGAAGACGAAGAACATGGAGGACGCCAAGCGCATGGCGCGGGAAGGCGGCCTGATCGTCCTGGAGAAGGCGGCACAGTCGGCCGGGATCACAAGCGACCTGGTCACCCGGCTCAGCGGACAGAAGAAGTGCCTCGTCTCGGCTGCCGTCGACGTGTTCCTCGACCGCCTCCACCTGCGGGGCCGATCGGATCAGACCATCGCCAGCTACCGCAAGGTCCTGCTTGCCTGGATCGAAAAGGCCGGACTCCAGGACGCGATGACCACCTCGGTCGACGGCAGGCACTTCCGCGCCTTCTTCAACCCGGGCGACGGCACGAAGCTCGGGACCCTCCGCAACCGCAAGGCCGCGTGCTCCTCGTTCTGCTCCTTTTGCATCGGAGTCGGCCTGATGCTGACAAACCACTCTGATTCGGCCGGAATCGTCACCTCCCAGCTCAGCCAGTCCGAGAAGCTGACGAAGCACCATGAGCCCTGGACCGATGCCGAGGCGCACCACATCCTCCAGGCCTGCACGCTCCACCCCTTCTGGGGGTACGCGGTCCACATTTCCTGGTACATGGGCATGCGGCTTGGCGACATCTGCCAGCTCGAGAAGGACAACCTCGATGGCGATACTTTGCGGTGCCGGACCTCCAAGACCGGCGCGGTCGTCGAGCTCAAGATCAGCGAGGACCTGAAGAAGGTATTCGCCGCCGTGATGGAGAATGGGACGCCCTACCTCTTCCCCTACTACCGAGCCCTGTATCTTTCTCCCGGGGGGCCAGCCCGCATCTCAGCGGAGTTCTCCTCACTCTGCCGGAAAAACGGGATCGCCGGCAAGACCTTCCATGGCCTCCGCACCACCTACATCCAATCCCGGGTGAAGCTCAAGATGGAGGAGATGGCTGCCAAGCGGGAGGTTGCCGCCGAGGTCGGACATGCGTCCACCCGAACCACCGATATTTACCTGTCTGCCAACCCAACGAACATACCCAATGAGCAACACGCGCAAAGTAAAGATCATGCAGGTCACCCCGGAGGTGGCCACGAAATGGCTGGAAAAGAACACGCACAACCGACCCATCCGCCAGCATCTGGTGGACTCCTATGCGCTGGCGATGAAGCGGGGGGAATGGAGGCTCACTCCTGAGCCCATCGCCTTCTCCAAGCCGTTCACCGACGCGAACGGCAACCACTGCAAGGAAACCCTGATCGAGGGCCAGCATCGCCTGTGGGCGGTGGTCGAGGCCGGCGTCGCCGCCGAGATGACGGTGTGGTTCGGCTGCGAACCGGAGGAATTCGAGGTGATCGGGCAGGGCGCCGAGCGCACGCTGGGCGACATGCTGTCGACGACGCGCAGCGACCTGCCCCATCCCACCCTGATGGCCTCGGTCCTCAGTGCCCTCTACCGGCACGGCATCGGCGGCAGCGCCACCTTCGAGCCGTGGATGGCGAAAAAGATACTGACCCATATCGAGGCAGACGTGGTGATCGCCGCCCACTACAAGAACCAGCTCCGCAAGCTCTGCCCCCGTCCGATGGCGGGAGCCCTGATGCTGGCGCAGATGGTCAACCCCGCGCAGGCCGGAGTCCTCGTGAAGCAGATCAAGGACGCCATCGGATTCACCGAGCGCGATCCGGCCCGCGCCCTCCACCTCTACCTCCACGCGATGAACGCCGAGAATACCCGCGATACGACGGATGTGGCCTTCTACAAGATCGCCAACGCCGTGGCCGCCAAGCTGTCGGGAAAGCCGCTCATGATCCTGAGGGTCAACGCGGAGGGCCTGATATGGCTGCGTGATGCCGCCAGGCCAAAGCTGACCGCCATCCTGAATGACATCTTCGGCAAGGTGCCGGAGGGGTTCTGGACCCCGAGGCTCCTCAAGCTCCAAGCTGAAGCCGACGGGAACGAGGCCGAGGCGAATGCGGCGAGATGAACATGAAAGTCCTCTTCCTTGCCTCGGCGGCGCTGACCCGGCTGTTCAACTTCGAGCCGGACGAGGTTATCGGACGGGCGGCGTGGATGGGGCGGGAGTGTGAGGGTCAGATCATGTCGGACGGGACCAAGTTCGACCGGTACAGCTCGGCTTGCGCCTCCTGGTTTTATCCGCTCGGCACCGAGCTCAAGGTCACCTGCCTCCAGACCGGCCGGTCGGTGACTGTCACGGTCCGAACGCGGGGTCCCGACTGGCGGCTGGTCAAGAGGGAAAACCGCATCATCGACCTGTCTGAATGGTCCTTCTCAAGAATATGCAAAACCGAACTGGGAGTAACGATGGTCAGCATCGAGCGGGTTATCCCGGTGCTGAAGCCGGAAGCCAGGCTATCCGGCCGCGAGCTGGGCTGGACGGCTCAGCCTTGACCGTAATGGTCGGAATTAAGGCCAAGGAGTGCCCTGTTTGCCGCCGGACGGGCCGAGTGACCTCCACGCTTGGCGGCGTCCTTATAGACCACGGGAGGGGCCAAACCTGCTGGTGCCCGAATAGGGCACTGCCGTCGGGGTGGGAAACGTGAGCGACGACTTTTGTGGGCCGGTTTTGTCCAGAAAGTTCGTTGACCATAATACGCAGTTTATGGTCGCTTAAACAGTAAAATTGGGGTTAATTCATAACATAATGGTGGTTATAGTTCCCCCTCGACAATGCCGGTATAGCGGTAAATTGTGCCCCCATGCCAAAGCATTACGGTTTTGAGAACGCCGCGACCAAGATCGCGCACAAGCAGAAGATTCCCTACCGGCATGCCGCCGCCATACTTGCGGCGGCCACGCGCAAGGCGGTCACCAATGGTGCGGCCAAGGCCAACCCCAACCTGCGGCGCGTAAAGTAACAATTTCATAATTATCACCGATTTCGGCGTGGCAGTGGTCGATGGTGACACCCACCTCAGCAAGTGGATCATCGAGCAGCGCCGGCTGAACGTAGCCAAGGAGTACCTGGATATGTTCAAGCACCTGATCCCGCGGGGCGGAATCGTGATCGATGCCGGCGCCTGCCTGGGCGACCACACCTCGACCTACTCGGAGCTGGTCGGCCCCAATGGCCAGGTTATCGCCTTCGAGCCGAACAAGCTGGCCTACGAATGCCTTGCGCACAACATGAAGGCCTACCCCAACGTGACCCCTGTCAATGCCGCCTTGGGCAGGAAAACCGGCACCGTCGGGGTTGAAAACCACCAGAACAAGAACCTAGGCATGGCCCGGGTTGTCTCCGGTGGCGATGTTGCGATGTACGCACTGGACGATGTCATCAAGCCCGACTCACCCAGAATCGAGTTCATCAAGATGGACATCGAGGGGTACGAGCCGGACGCCATCGCCGGGGCCATGAAGACCCTTGCTCGCCATCGGCCGGTCATGCTCATCGAAATCCAGAAGGAAGCCCTGGCCCTGAACGGATACACCAACAGCGACATCATCGACCCTCTCCAGTCCTTGGGCTACGACGTCAAGCCGGCCGAGTCCTGGCTGAATTTCGACATGGTCCAGATTGATGTGCTCTGCACGCCACGATAACGCCTTTAGCCCGCATGGCCGGCGCCAACACCGCTCTTTGTATGGCTGGTGGTCTGGTTCGATTCCAGGGGCGGGCTCCAGATTTTTGTTTTTAGTTCTTGCAATGGGGCCAATCCCCAACTTCTTCACCGGGGTAGCGCCGGTAAGCGCGTGGAGAAATTTCCCTGGTAATGGCTAGACCCAGAACTTAGGAGAGGAGGCTCGACGGACTTACCGACGTCGGGCCTTCTGCTTTATGGCCCTCAACAAGCAGCGCAGGCCGCACAGCGTCACGGCTTCGACCGCATCCCATCCCGCGAATATCGAACGACGATGGGGCGACGGCTGATAAGACTAATTTAGGGTGCTGCTGAAGACGGTGCAATCCCGGGGTAGGCAGCATAAAAATGGGAGGCGCCTTTAGAAAGCGCCTGGCCTGTTGGGAGCGGTAAAGATCGGCAAAGATAGGCCCGTACCCGCCGAAGCTCCTGACGGTAATGCGCGAAAGCGCAGGTTCACACCCGACGGAATGGGGCAGATCAATACACTGCCTGAAGTTCCCCAAACTCCCAAAATACCAATGGGGGTTAGGGGGGCTTTGGGAACACACCGCCCCCGGAAGGGGCAGAGTAATACAGAATGTGAGGCCCACCCAACCAACCAACATGAAAACAACCAGAGAGAAACACCTCGAGAAAACCCTGAAGCTATTCCTCCAGTTCATGGATAGTCTGCCACGGGGATGGCTTGGCAAGACCACGGGTGATATCGGCGCCCTGAACGAGGCATTCATCGAGGCCAGAAAACTCGGGCTGCTTAAGCCCACTCAAAGAAAATGAAAACCAAAACAACCGAGAGTCCGGTCGGACGATACAAGATCACCCTGAAGCGGAGGCACCTGGTCAACGGCGAGCAATGCAATTGCAGCCTATGCCCAATTGCTCTTGCCCTCAAGGATAGGTTCCCGGGGCTAAGGGTCGAGGTGGCCGGATACACCCTGGTTGGCAACAGTGTGGCCAAGCACACCAAGAAGATGGACATATTCATCGATCGGTTCGACAGAGCCCTGACCTCCAGAAAATCGAAATTCAAGCTGCCGACGTTCTGCATCACCTTCATGCTGGAACTCCGATGACCGCCAAACTCTGGTCCCTGAAACCCCGAGACCGGTTCATCTGGAACCGCCAGTGCTCCGAATCGGATATCGCCAGCAACATCAGGACAGGGACGGTCGTGACCTTCCTGCACATGGAGGGATTCCATAGTGTCTGCCTGCTCGAGGATGGCGATCTCGGCTCCAGGCGCGTCTATCCGGCCTCAAACATCGAGGTTGAGGTTTGTGACTCATAAACTGAACAAAACCGGTCGGCATCGACCAAAGAATGAGACATCATTAAAACCAAACTAAAATCCTACGCCGAGTCGAGGGGCCGGAATGAAGCCGCCATATCAATCCTGCGCAAGATCGAACAGCGCAGCGCCGTGCTGATCGCCCGCATCCTGAAAAAGCGGAAGCGCGCCAAATAATTTCACCATGAACCAAACAGTCAAAATCATCCTAACCATCCTGCTCCTGCCGTTGGCGCCGGTTATCATCCTGGCCTTTGCGCTGTTTTGCGCGATGCTGCTGATCTACGCCATCCTCGGGCAGGTATTCCCCGAACGTTCAGCCTGCCCCGGTATTGAGGTGAAATCCCAGTGCGACGAACCGCGCGACGAACCGACGGCAACCCAGCCGGCCCCCTCCATCCAGAATATTTACCGCACCGCCTCCGACATGCTCGGCCCGGTCGAGACCGACATGGTCAGGCAAATCGAGGAGCTCGGTTTCTGGTATAGCCAGAATGAGCTTGAACAACTTCGGGCTGACCTCAGGATGTTGATCTCAACCCGATCCATGCTGGATGCCCGGGGCGAGAGAATGTTTTGCGCCACATACCGCTAATCACGATCGGCATCGCCCTGTTCATCGCCGGCTGCACCACGCGGCCGGCGATCAAGCCGATCGTCTCCCGTGAAGGCCTGAATGGCATCGACTTCGTCGGCGCCATCGGAGAATGGACCGGCGCGCGACCGGACGAGATATCCCTGATCTCGTCGCGGGGCAATTCGATGGAGCCATTCATCCACCAGGATGACCTGCTCCTGGTTGAACCAGCCGATGGCGTTCAGCTCCAGGCCGGCATGGTGGCGATCTACCAGCCCCTGGTCCGCCGACGCGGGATCACCCCGAAGCTAATCTGCCACATGATCGACGAGGTTGACGGCGACCGGGTTCACTTCTCAGGGACCGGCCCTTTGGCGGCGAACGAATGGGTCTATCGGTACCAGGTCAAATACGTGGTGAGGCGGATAGTCCATCCGCTCTCCGGATAATTCAGTTCCAGCCAAACAACATCAACACCAACCAAGAAAAATGAAACCACAGTACAAGTGTCCGAAGTGCGGCAACATTCTCGTCATGCAGGCCAAGGGGGTCTGGGTCTGTTCCGGGTCACAGCCGAAGCCGGGTCAAGCGATGTCGAAGTGGGTGCCGACGTGCCGGTTCGTCCATCGCGACGGGTTCGCGGATGAGGCGGTGCCGTCGGGGAGGGCGTCGTGAGCACCACCTCACCAAACACGAAAGACACCCATGCCACCACCCGAACACTTCACGCCAATCGTAAACTCAATGCTCACGCCCGAAGACTCCAAAAGGGTTGCGGATGCGGCGATTGAGGCAATCAACGACATGAACCGCCGTTGGGATGCTGCCTGTGCGAATATTGAGCAATCGGCACACAATGCCGCGTGTTCCATCGCTGGCCGTTAATTCAACCGAGAACGAACCATGAAATACGCTGGCCGCATCATCCGCAACTCGAAGCTCTGCGAACGGGCCTTGCAGGAACAATCGGCTCGGGAGGCCGAACAGTTGGCGGCCACTGACCGGGACACGCCGGGAAAACCGCATTCACAACATTCTCACGAGCACCGCTGCAAACACGGGACGCTTACCGACCATTGCCCGGACTGTGCACCCTGAACCACTATGCGCCGCAGTATCCGAATCTATCTCGACCACGCGAAGCACCTGACGCCCGATCAAAGGCGATGGCTGCGTGAGCAGGAAAAGAAGCGGGCTGGCGATAAAACCCGGCTCAAACAGGCCCGCGCCATCGTGCGCGAGGCGCTGCAATAGCTAGCAGAATGAAAGCTTTAACTATGAAAACAGCCCATCAATTCGCCCGCGAGCTGCTCGCCGGCCCTGACCTCCCGATTTTCCACTTCGATCCCAGCCGCGCCGGGTGCGACGATGAACGCGATACGTCGATCAGCGATCCGGTGGTCGAGGAGGTCGATCCGAAGGACGGTCTCTCCGATGAGGAAATCGCCGAAAACAAACAGGAAGGCTGCAACACCGAGCCTTTCCTCACGATCGGCGGCGAGGCGGATGAGGACGGCGAGGCCGTGACGGTTCGCGAGTCCGACCGGCTCCGCGCTCTGGAGATGCTGAGTCAGCGGGTGCATTCGGGCTATGACTTCAACGCCGACCCGGATCGCATGACGTTGATCGTCGGCGCTGCCATCCGTGGCGATCCACGCGAGCTTACCCCTGCTGAGCAGGTTGAGCAGGACGCGCGTATCGCGGCCGCGTGGGAGCAGTTCAAAGCGGCGGTCAAAGCCTGAGAGAACGAAAAGGTATGCACGCACCACTTCACGCCGTTGATCTTTTCTGCTGTGCCGGCGGTGCCGCCGTGGGGCTGAACCGTGCCGGGTTCACAATCATAGACGGCTGGGACATCGAGCCCCAACGCAGCTATCCATTCCGTTTCAACCTAGGGGATGCGCTCGCGGCTAGCCTGACCGGCGTTGATTTTGTGTGGGCATCGCCACCATGCCAAGCGCACACCGCGATCAATCACGCAAAGAAGGGTGAACTCGGGTCGCTTGTGGCCGCAACCCGTGAGAAACTGAAGGCGTGGGGCGGCCCGTGGATCATGGAGAACGTGCCCGGTGCCCCGTTGGAATCGCCGCTCATGCTCTGCGGGACCATGTTCGGACTCGGAGTGATTCGGCACCGACTCTTTGAATCGAACATCCCGCTGATTGCGCCAAGTCCGTGCAGGCACAGGGGCAATGTGGCGGACGGAACCTACGTGAGCGTTCACGGCGGAGGTCAGCGCAGCACCCACAAAATCCCTTACGCGGCTCAGCGCCCTCGGTGGGAGGCGGCGATGGGGATCGACTGGATGAAGACACGCCACGAGCTTTGTCAGGCGATCCCGCCCGCTTATTCGGAGCATCTCGGCCGTCAGGCCGTGGCGTTCATCAACAAGCAACGGGCCACATAGAACGAAGGCGAAGTTTTTCCCGGCGCGCCCGATCCCATTCCGACAACTTTCCGACATCTCCAGATTCTATGAACACCGACCCTGGTAATGGCATATCCATGGAGGTATTTTTCTGCCTTATCCTGATTGCCATCGGCGCGATCATCGTAATGCATGGTTGCGGCCGATCCCAAGCCTTTTCCCTGGAGCAGCATGGCAGCAACCTCGGGCCTAGAAGCCCGAAGCCTCCTGTGTGAGGGTTCCGAACGATCACTGCACCAGCGTTCAGACCGAAACCGGTGAGGCAAATGCGTGCGGAGGAATGCACAAAAGCCGGTACAGCACGGACGGGCCGCCGTCACAGGCCCCCTCTTTTCAACCCAAATCAAAAATGAGCGATGTAAAACTGGGCGTTACGCCCGAGAATGACGCAGAAACAGACGCCGTCCACATGGCGGTGGCACCGGTCCTGGCGGCGATGGACCTGAGGCCGGGCGACCGGGTGGGGCTGATCGATGGCAAGGCGCTTAGGGCGTCTCAGTCTGTCGCGGCGATCGGTGTGGTCGATCCGTTCCGCACCGAGCATGTGCGCCAGGGCCAGAGATTCTGGCTCTGCCTTTTTCCGGGCACGGTGACCGGGATGCGGCACCACTGGAGCCACCCCGCATTTGTCAATGCGACACCGAAGGCTATGGAACCCGGCAGGAAGGCAGAGGCCGAGAAATGGCTGCGTGATTTTGCTACCGAGTGGAGCATGTCCTACGAAGACATGCTCGCAGCGGCCGCTGCCGGCAATGACCACTTCTACGCCGGCACCGACCTGCATAGCAGGGAGGAGCTTGGCGCCGATTACGACAGACTGTGGGACATGCTCGAGATCGTCCTCGATCGGCGTTTCTCGCAGTCCCACCGCGATGGAGTCGGCTTCCGCTGCGGTTGCTAATTTCCCATGCAAAAACCAACCACCAAGTCCCGTAAAAACTATCACCGCCAGATTCTGTCCCACTGGGGGGCCGGACTGGATGCAGCCATGGATCGCTGCCGCAAGTCGATCAGGTGGACAACGACCCGGGAGGGGCAGTACAAGTGAGCCTACCCATTATCAAGCACCACCGGTCGGGCTGGGGCAAGCTCAAGGGCTGCAAGCTCCGGTTCCGCTACATCCCGCAGTACAGCGACTGGAGCCAGATCGAATGGCAGGTTGTGGCTTACGACAGTAGGGGCTACTTTGGCGGCATCGCAAAGTGGGTCTTGAGTGACGATGTCTCCATCCTCGGGGTTGAGCTCTTGACCGAGGTTGCCCTGGCCATGCGCGAGTACGGGGTCAGGTGCGCCTCGAGGAAGAGGACCCGGCGATGAGCAAGGACATGAGCAAGAAGGCCGAAACCATCAAAGACGCCTGGGACATCCAGGAGACATTCCCCGGGAAACCGCACGGTTGGGTCCAGTGGAAGGGAACCGATGTCTGTATGGACATTCATTGCATTTGCGGATGCCACTCCCACTTCGACGGCGATTTTGCCTATGCAGTTAAGTGTCCGGAGTGCGGCAGGTCCTACATGTGTAACGGACACATTGAGCTTATCGAACTGGCTGTTGAGCCGGAGAATGTGAAAACTGGAAGTTGACTGTAGGCCGCCTGTCCCTAGACGGGAACAGTGCCAACCACCGAGCTACCAGAAGCGCCAACCCAGGATAAACCTGCAAACGCTCCGGCGGTAAGATACCGCGAGCAGGAGATTGCCATCGTCATGGAGGCCTTGAGCCACCCTGACGTAAATGGATCAATCAGCGCCGCCGCCGACCTGCTCGAGATGGATCGGGACAGGGCGAAGAAGCTCGTCACGAAAGTCTTGGCCCGGACGCTCCAGCTCCCGGAGGTCAACGGCAACATCGCTGCTGCGGCAGCCAAGCTTGGCCTGAATTATCAGGCGGCCTACAAACTAGTCCTGAAAAATAACTTCCTGTCGGCTACCCACCCGTCTCGCGACCCCGATGCGATGACGGTTGAGCAGCTCGACACGATCGCGCGCACCGCTATCCTGGCTCCGGAGGAGATCAAGGAGATTGAGGCGATGTCAGTGCAGGAGAAGGCCCTGACCAAAGGGGACTTCGCCGACCTCGGGATTTCGCCGGCCAAGGCTGAGACGCTTATTTCGATGGAGAAGTTCGCCCAGCGGCCAATCGGCGACATGCTCAACCTGACTCATGGCGGTCTCATGTTCGGCTTTGTGCAGCTGATCGACCTGCTCAAGACCTACAAGGACAAGCTCGACAAACAGCAACTTCCCGAGGAGGTGGATGGCGCCGGCATGCCGGTCAACACCGAGCGGGACTGGGTCTATGCGATGGTCGCAGTCTCGGCTGAGATTCGGCAGATCAATCAGCAGGTCCAGCGCACTCAGATGTTGCGGCTCAAGGCCAAGGAGATGGAGAAGGACGCGAAGGGGTCTGGCGGCAGCAGACCGAAGAAGCCCGGGTTTGGCGTCATGGTCTCGGTCAACCAGAAGGATGGCAGCGATGTGAAGGTCGCTGCGATCGAGACCGAGGATGTTCCGGATGATGATGGCCAACCTAAGGCTGAATAATGGCCTCCAAGAACGATGATGATCTGATGGCCCGTGCTCTGGTTGAGAGCGTGAACGAGCCGGATGAGCCGCCGCCGGCCAAGAAGCCGAGGCGAACACGGTCGGACGGATGGTACCCCGACCTGAATCCGACTCAGCGACTCGCCTTCGAGGACCCGGCTGAAATCGTCATCATGGTAGGCCCGAAAGGCAGCGGGAAAAGCTACGGGGCTGGAGATAAGGTGATCCGCCATCTCTACGAGAACTACAACGCCCTGACGATCGCTATCGCCCCAACCCAGACCACGGGTTACGAGGGCTTTGGTTATGACCTAGAGAATCAGGTTATCCCGCGCTGGGTTTCCGGCATCGGACTGGATGCGATGCCCTGGCGCATGGACTCAGTGACCAAGGACCGCCACATGTGGGTTGGCAACCGTCAGACTGGATGGTCCAAGCTGATGCTAAAATCCATCCCGCATGCTTCGATGGTGCAGTCGCGCATCAAGGGTCCTGCACCCTCCCAGATTTACGTGGAGGAGCTAACGAATTGTTCCAGCCGGGATTATTTCACATTCCCACACGCCCAGCTTGGGCGCCGTCAGGGCATCACCGGCCCCCAGCAGTACCTCGCAACTTGCAATCCAGAAGACCCGGATCACTGGGTCTATACCCTGTGTTACGAGGACGAAGCCTACGTCCTTGATGAAGGCGATCCGCGCGGCCGAGTGTGGCCGAACGACCCTGAGCGGCCGGGAATCGTCCGAGACCCCGCGCTCTCGGTTTATTTTGTCCCGTTCGGAGAGAACGCGCATCGTCTGCCCGCTGGCTACAGGGCAAAGCTGGAGCGTAGTTTCCGGTCTGACCCAATCCTTTACAAGCGGCTCATCGATGGGCGATGGATGGCCTACCCCAAGGGTGACGCCATCTTCAAGTTGTTCTTCTCGGAAGCGCAGCACGTGGTCGGCGATGCGAAGATGGGGCGCGGGCTGGTGCCGCATCCCGGTTATCCCATCGTGATGGGATACGACCTCGGCAAGGTGAACAGCGGCATCGTGTTCATGCAGTGCATGGAGACCAAGTTTGGTCCGTATTGGATTATCTTCGATGAAATCTACTACACCGGAAAACACCTTCCTTACCGCAAGCTGTCGCATGCGATGCTGGAAAAGATGGCCTACTGGTGCCGGCGCATGAAGTATGGATTCCAATTCCGCCACATCTCCGACAACTCCGCCTTCAATCAATTCCAGGCGGCCAAGGGCTCGACCGATGCGTCCGATATTTACGAGTACACCAAGGAGATCATCGCCGGCAACCCTGAGCGATATGGAAATCTGGAGGCCGTCCGCATGGTGGAATGCCCAAAGCCGCCCGGGTCGGTCCCGGCCCGCGTTGGCTTGACCGTGGAGCTCCTGATGGACCGGCAAATCCTGATCTCGGCCACCTGCAAGGGCGTCAAGGGCATGTTCTTCAATCTTCCGCGCGCCAAGGACCAGCCGGACTCTCCCGATCCGACATCGAAGTGGAAGCATCCGTTCGATGCCATGACTTATCCGATGTACTTCCGAAAGTACTGCATGAAGCGGGGCTTCTTCGAGACCAAGCCCGGCGCAGTGGAGGTCGTGGTTTAACCTTGACTGGCATGGGGTAAGACCGTCAGTTCGGCTCACTATGAGCGACATGACCGATCTCGGGATCAAGCGGAAGGATCAATATCCCCGTGAAGAGACCGTTGCCGGAGGCAAGAAGGACTACGACAACGAGAAAATCTACCCGAGCATCGATGCGTGCGGCAAGCTCGCTGAGCTGATGGGCGCCGCCGATCTCAACGAGGGTGATGTTGTCGAGGCTCCCTTCAAGTTGAAGGTCAAGCGCCTCGCCAAGACCGACGAGAACGGCAAGACGCACTACGATATCAAGTTCGATATCATCGAGATGGGCGACATGACTGACTCTTCCTCCGATGAGGACGATGGCTCGGATGATGAAGAGGATGAAGAGAGTTCCCCGGCGTTGGCGGTGCTGTCCGGCCCGAGGGATGGGTATGCCAGCGAAAACGACTAAGGACGATATCCCGCCGCCGTCTGATCACTCGCCGACCTACGCGCTGATCCGTGCCAACTACCGGCTGATGGGGTGCGACAGGTGGGGGCGGGATAGATTCCTGCGGCTGGCCTCGGCCCTGAATGAAACCCCAACCGAGCTTGGCGCCCGCATCGGGTTGATGCCGGCCGAGACCAGGGCCAGGCTCGAGAATAATTCGTTCCGACTTTCCGAAGGTATTTTGCTTGCGCTATTTTGGCGTTTCGTAGAGCAGGTAACCACCGGCTTACCACCAAAAGGCGAATTATTCCATGGGACTAGACTTCAAGGTTCTCAAGAGCAAGGGACTGACGACGGATCGTCTGAAGGAAATCTTCACGGCTAAGCCCGATCAGGCCAGCACTGAACCCATCTCCCAGGAGAACTCCAAGTTCGCTGAGCCGGGTGAGCAGCTTGGCGCCTCCCAGGTGTCGTCCGGCGTGCTGAACCTCCCGGAGAATCCGACCGACTACCAGATTCGCAAGTTCTTCGAGGAGCGCTTTCAGCGAAGAATGCAGGAGGGTTGGCAGCGTAGCTTTGACAGCTACCGGCTTTATGGCCCCGTCGACATCGCGATGGATGCGACCCCGATCACCCGGTACAATTGGCCGCTGATGATGATGGCGCAGGGGCACATCGACCTGAACCAATGCCACAGGGAGATCGATGGCCTGTCCCCCGACATGTCCAAACGCCTGTTCGAGTGTGACAAGACATCGGGCAGGCCGTTCAAGGTTAATCTGCCGAAGTTCCAGGAGATTCAGTACAACCTGGTCCATTCCCTCACCACGCGCCGCGTCGCCGCCGTGGCGACACCCATCAGCACCCGCTTCCCGTTTCTCAAGTACGATGCGCGCGGGACGGCCCAGGTGGCCAAGCTGCGATCCGACCTTATGACGCAGCGGGCGGAAATCATGTCCGACCAGTATGGTTACCGCCATGATGTTGTGCAGTCCGTTCGCGACGCTTCCTGCTACGGCCATCAGGTCGAGTTTGTCCGGGCTTCCTGGGATAAGGAAACACAGCTGGTCCGGGTGAAGAGGGCTAGCGACGGGACGACCGGCATCGGTCCCGAGGAGACTGACTACGAGGAGAAAGAGATTATCGTTCGCGAGGGCGTCGAATTCATCGCCCCCCACCCATCCCGCGTTGGCTGGGATATCAACTACCCGCTGGCCAAGCTCAATAGCGACTCCGGCCCCCAGTTCGCCTTCTTCTGGGATATCACCCGGTTTGGTAACATCCGGATGAACACGAGCTACTACAACCGGGATGCTGTCGAGCTCGATCCGGCCGCCTGGGAGCTGTTCATGAACAACATGGCGTACTTCCAGATGTACTATCCGGATACGATCGTGTTCCCGTCGAACAACCGGCTCGGTAACCTCCAGGGCATGGCCAACGACCGCAAGGCGTCGCTGTCCTTCTACGCCCAGGCCGACGACGATATCGGCTGCTCGCTTACCTACATGTATGAGCGGGTCAGGCCGAGCGACTTCGGCATTTGCGACTACGATGGCTACGTGTGGATTCGTTTCGTCATTGGCGGCACCAAGACGGTGATCTATGCCGAGCCCCTACCGTCCCTTCCGGGCTGCGTTTACCACTACAACGAGAACGACTCGCGCATCTACTCCCCGTCCTTCGCGCATTCGGTGATGCCGTTTCAGGATCAGATTTCCAATCTGCTGACCCAGATTCTGGAGGTGCAGGTGCAGGGGCTTACCCGCATCTTTGAGCTGAATAAGGACGGCATGCAGGATGCCGACATCCAGAAGTTCGAGGACTCGATCAACAATCGGCACTACGACGCGGCCAAGGCGATTCTGATCAAGTACTCCTCGGAGCAGCTGAAGGACATGAACATCGACCCGGCGCGCACGCAGCGGCTCCGGACGGTGGAGATTTCCACAACCGAGAAGACCACGGAGATATTCCGCACGATCGTCCAGCTCCTGTCCTTCGCCGAGCGGCTCCTATTCTTCTCCCCGCAGGAACTGGGGCAGGTGGCCCCGCGCGAAATCACTGCGACCGAGGCCAATATCGTCAACAACACCACTCTCGGAATCCGTGATTTTCATACGGTTGGAATCGAGGAGGGTCTGGCTGCAAAGAAGCGCATCATCTCCGAGTCGACGGTCGCCCTGGGTTCCGACGAGATCAATCTGCCGGTGATGGATCGTTACCCGTTGTCCGTCGTCAAGAAGCTCGGTGCCGAGGTGATCGAAACCGATGGCGACCCGGATACAATCGAGACCGCCAAGAGCGGGAGGTATCTTCTCTCCGTCGACAGCGAGATGCTGGTCAACGACTACGTCTTCACGAGCCGGGACGGGTTGGACCGCCCACAATCGACCGTCGTGGCGGCCAGCCTGACGCAGCTCCTCCAGATCATCGGCCAGAGCCCCACGCTCAGCCAGGTTGTGCCGCGCGATAAGCTGGTCTCGCTCGTCAATGAGATCGCCCGCAATCTCGGGTCTGGCTTCGACTTCAAGCTCCAGCTGCCCGACGGCATGGCCCCCCAGGAGGCGGCCCAGCCCGATATCGTCGGCCAGGTGAAGGATGTGATCGGCAAGATGAACGAGGCCGTCACCACCCTTGCCCAAGCCCAGCAGGAGGACCGGCAGAATCTCGCCAAGGTGTCACAAGCGGTCACAAACATCGCTCGCACGATGCAGGCGGCGGTTGCCGCATCGACCAATCGGCTCCCAACTCCGGCTGGGGCGGTTTCACCGACCATTCCTAACGGGGCTCCGCCGCTTAACGGCTTGCAACTTCCGATGGAATCGGGTGCACTCGACTTTGCAGGACCCACTCCAACTACATAACCAACATGGCCACAGAAAACGACGACCAAAAGAAACCCGCAGCAGCCGCCACCCACGAAGGTGCGGCGCCAGCCGAGAAAAAGGATGCCGGCGACCCCAAGGTATCTGCTATGCTCAAGTCACTGGGGTACTACGCCGATCCAGCGGTCGCAGAAAAGCTCCCCGAGGAAAACGAAGATGAAGACCAGGGGGAACAGGCGGCAGGGGAATCCATCGAGGAGGCTCCTGAGGATAAGCCGAAAGACGATGCCGGCGGCGAGGAATCGGCCGAAGAGAAGACCGAGGACTCCGGCAACGCGGAGGCTGAGGGAGATTCTGACACTCAAGACGATTCCGAGAAGGAGCCCGAGCAGGCGGCAACGGAGAAGCGCGCCCGCAAGGTAGCGCCAGCGAAGAAGCAGGAGCCGCTTCTCGCCGACGACATCAAAGATGCGGTGCGCGAGGCCGTGCGCGAGGCTTCAGCGGAGAAGAAGACGGATGCGGCCGAACGCAAAGATGACTCCAGGGCTGGATTCCATCCGGTCGAGGTCAAGAACCTCGAATTCGCCGAGTATGCTGCCAAGGCGATGCCGGAGAAGTACAGGGATATGCCGAAGCGGGAGCTCGAGTGGATCGGCAAGCAGCGTCAGTTCGTCGCCAACGCCGTCAAGGAGAACGGCAAGTTCGACCCCGATGACGAGCAGTATCGCGCTTTCGTGCGTGAGAATAAACCGACCTATCAGTCGGGTGACCGCGAGGAGCTTTTCATGATGCAGGCCGAGGATCGGGCGGCCGCGCGTGCTCGCCGGGAGATCGAGCCCGAGATCGAGAAGCGCGACCGGGAAATCGCCGAGCTCCGGTTTTCCCCGGCTATCCAGCGCACCGTGACCAACGTCGAGGCCGATATCTTGAGCGGCGTGGGCAAGGAGATTGAGGAGGTCTACCGGTCCGACCCGCGCAAGGTCTCGGAGGAATTCCCGATCGAGGCTCCGGTGATCGGCGACGAGCTGCTCAAGGCTACCCAGCTCACCCAAGGCTACCTCCGTCTCGCCAAGGGCGTGGACCAATACGACAAGGACAACCCGGTCCATAACTCGGTTATTAAGTTCATCGGCGCCCAGGGCCAGTTTGTTGATCGCCGAGTCAAGGAGGGCAAGGCCATCGAGCGCAACGGCAAGGTCATCATTTCCCGGGAGGCCTACGGCCAGATGGTCGAGGCCAAGAAGGATGTGAGCCGATACACGACGTTCACCGATGCCGATGTGGTCAACATGATCGCGGCCTCTCACAAGCAGGCGGCGATCGACGGGATCAAGGCCGCTCGCGAGCGGCATCAGAAAATCTCGGAAAAACTCTCGGCGAAAAAGGCCGCTCCCGGAGCCGCAGGTGCGGAAAAGAAAGTTGAGCCGACTGCCAAGAAAACCGAGGCGCCACCGCCCAAGGCCGGCGTGACAAAATCCCCCGGTCCCCAGAGCAAGCCAAGCGCCGGGGGCAAGGAGCCGAATTTCATGAAATCTCTGGGGCTTTCTGGCGCTAAAGGAGAGAAGGCTAACTAGCATCTGCATCCATCTTGCCGGCGGCGCTCATGTAGCCCCCTAAACTGTAAAAGTTTAGGGGGCTTTCCTTTCCCCGGCGTCAGTGGTCAGCCATTCCTGTGACACCCAAAAGGGTTTCACATGGCTTATTTCAACCAATGCTTGCCGAAGGTGGTCGACATCCGTGACGGCTCTGGCTGCTCGTTTACCCGAGCCAGCGCGGTCCCGATGACCCCTGATCAGTTCGCCGCGCTCGGGGACCAAGAGGACCTCCAGCGCGTTTATGCCTCCGCGACGGAGGCCGGGATGCGCGGCGTCGCCCAGCGCCCTATCTCGATGATCCTCATGGGTCGTCTCAAGGACTTCACCAAGCGGGTCTCTGAGATCAACATCGGCCAGCCCAAGTCGATCCTGGCTCCCTACGTCCCGTACCGCCAGAAGACCATCGTCAACTCCGGCTATTTCGCCGTGGCGACTGGCTCCGACAACAACGGCTACCGCTGGAATCTCTCGGTGACGAACACCTCGTCTCCCTGGCAGCAGACGCTGCCCCGAATCGACCGGTACTTCCTCGCCGGCAACTACGTCTTTGTCGACTTTGTTGCCTCGAGCGGTGCCGCTGTCAGCTCGGCCTTCAAGATCATCAGTGCGACCGACACGACCGTCGGCAGCGTCCCCTCGGCGACCATCGTCCTCGAGCCCAACGTCACCCAGGCGACCTGGAACACCTACACGACCCAGCAGAAGTCGGCGTGGCGCCCCACGGGCGGCATCGTGATGTGCGGCACCAATTCCATCTCGGACTACGAGTCCTGGTGCTACAACGGCGCGGTCGACAACCCCAACAACCTGGTGTTCTACTGGCTCCAGACGAGCCGCAAGGCCCACGTCGTTTCGGACGAATACCTGAAGGCGATTCAGGCGCCGAACATGAACGAGTTCTTCAAGGTGTTCAACATGCTGCCGTATGCCGAACAGCTGAAGCAGCAGGACAAGCGCTTCTACGAGGAATGGTGGATGTCCGTCTTCAAGGGCAAGCCCATCAACGAGTACCAGGACGTCAACAACTGGCAGGGCAGTGGCAAACTCCCCCAGGTGACTGACATCGACGACCCGTCCTGCGTCCTCGAGTACAAGGCCAACGCAAAGGGCATCGAGTACCAGCTCTCTGAGTGCTCCCGTGTCATGGATTTGGCCGGCCAGCGCCTCAACTTCGACGCCCTGACGGAGACCCTGTACCAGCTCAAGCGTAACCGCGAGGGCGAAGGCAACATGGGCGACTCGGTCGAGGTCATCCCGATGCAGACTGACCGCAATACCGCCAACCGCATGAAGCAGCTCTTCGCGGCGTGGTACAAGGCCAAGTATGGCATCACCTACACGCAGGAGATTGGCAAGGGTCCGGCGGAAAAGTTCGCCCAGACCTCCGGCCTCTCGATCAACACCTACGACTTCGACGAAGCCGGCGTGGAGCTGGACGTGGTTTCCGACCCGTTCTTCCATGACCTGCTCCTGGCGACCCCGACGGCGCACAAGAATGCGGTGCGGTATGCGTGGTTCCTGGACTACAGCGACATCGATGTCGGCATCGCCCGGTCGGCGTCGGTCACCCGGAAGTTCCCGGATGCCCGCGTCATCCCGGCCGACTGGAAGTGCGTGATTCAGCTCAACGAGAAGACCTACCGCCTGAGTTCCCAGACTTGGACGCTGGCCCTCTACCGTCCCGAGCGGCACCTGATCGTCAAGAACTTCGCCGATGCCTGCCCGATTCTCTCGGGCTCTGGCTGCACGGTCTACGCCGGCTAATCGACTTGGTTCGTGGTTTAAGTGGTTCGCAAGCGGGGGGTCGGCACGACGTCGGCCCCCCGTTTCTTTTTCCAGCATGACCAACAACATCGTTTACAGCTACTACCAGCAGCTGCCCGGTTGGGAATATCCCTCCGAGCTCATCCAGCTCTGGGCTCACTCATGGCTTCGGTGCGGATGGACCCCGGTTGTCCTCGACGAGCGCCATGCCTCCCGACATCCCGACTGGTCGAAATTCAGGACTTTTAAGGTCAATGCCTTCGTTTCGCGCAACCCCTATGGCTATGACCTCTCTTGCTGGGCAAGGTGGCTCGCCTTCTCACATCAGGGCGGCGGCATGATGACCGACTACGATGTCATTAATCTGAGCCTGTCGCCCAACGATCCCGAACTGGCTGGCAGCGGTCCGCACATCCTGGAGCAGCACCGGGTCCCGTGCGCCGTCCAAGCCGGCCGCGCCGCCGCCGATGGCATTGCGGCCAAGATGATGGCCCATGCGCCCAATCCGAGGGACGATCACTACTCGGACATGTATTTCTTCCAGGATTCGCTGGAATGGCCCCACAGCCGCCTCTGCCGCGAGTATAATGGCGTCGAGTGGGAGAACGGCAAGCTGATCCATCTTGCGACTGGAGCCTGCCGGCGGGCGGGCAAGGACAAGGTGGCGCTCGCCAAGGAGCTTCTGAGATGAACCAACCACTCGAATCCCTGCTTTCCCGGGACGAACTCGGATACTGGCTCAACGCGAACGATATGCGCGGGGTCGGCGTCGAGATTGGCACTTTCAAGGGGGAGTACGCCCATCATCTGCTCTCGACCTGGAACGGCGAGACGCTGCATACCTGCGACCCTTGGAAGCATTATGACGGGTATCTGGATGGCTGCGTCCTTGATCATTCCACGCCGGAGCGCCCCAGGCTGGACATGGAGAAGCTGAAAAAGGAGGCCGAGGGCCGGTTGAAGGAGTTTGGTTCCCGCTGCCAGATTCACCGGCTCAAGGGCACGGAGATGCTGGAGAAGCTGGTCGATGGCAGCCTGACCTTCTGCTACCTCGACGGATTCCATGGCCGGGAAACCGTCGCCGCCGAGCTCAATCTTGCCTGGAATAAGGTCGGACCCGGCGGGATCGTCGGGGGCCACGACTTCTACTCCCGGCATGACTCGCTCCAGGACTGCGGCGTACTGGAGGCCGTATGGGACTTCTGTCACAACAAGATCGACAAACGCCCCCATGTCACGTTTTGCACTAGCTGGTGGTTCCAGAAGCCATGATGCCGACCGTCTCAATTTTCTACGTCACTTTCCGGCGCGACTACGCCTTCATGCGCTACTCCCTGAGGTCGCTCGCGAAATATGCCGCAGGGTTTCATGAGGTCGTCATCCTTGTCCCTGATGCCGATGTGGCGCTGTTCGAGCAACTCGCGTCCGAGGTCAACACGACCGGCTTAACCTGTCATGTGTTCGGTTATTCCGAACACCCCGGCAAGGGCATGCTGCACCACGAGTATCAGGTGATCTGCGCCGACCAGTTCTGCAAGGGCGACTTCATCCTCCACATGGATGCCGACTGCCTGTTCTGGGAAACCTGTACACCCAGCGACTTCGTGGTCGCCGGCAGGTGCGTTCTTTACCGGGAGAGGTTCGAGAACTTCCGCCACTACGCCGCCCGGTACTCCTGGAAGAAGTGCGTCCTGGATGCGACCGGCATCGACCCGGAATACGAGACGATGGTCCGGCATCCGGCCGTTCACCCCCGCTGGGTTTACGCCCAAGTCAGGAAGGTGATCCGAGACCACACCGGACACAGTCCGGAGACGTATATCCTGTCCTGCTCCAACGCATTCCCGCAGACCTTCGCCGAGTTCCCGGCAATCGGGGCCGTGGTCATCAAGCACTTCCCCGGGGCCTACCACTTTGTCGACTTCACTGTCACAAATCCCGACGGAAGCTACACCTACCAGCATGGGCGGGACAAGGTGAAGGCCTTTTGGAGTCACGGCGGCATCGACCCGGTCATCAACGAATTGGAGGAAATTGTAAAATGAGCTACGGAGTTGTCCTGGACAAGAAAATCGACGATATCCTGGTCGTGGTCATGGCCCATTCCGACGCGCGGGGCGCCGTTGAACGCCACAAGAAATACTGGGAGGCATGCGGCCGGGTGGTCTACCTGGTCCCGACTGATGCCGAACTGCCCAGCATTGAGGCGGAACAGTGGCGCGCAAGGCCTCGGGCTCACGTTGGGCCAGACGCTATCCTCCGGGTCGTGGATGGCCTGGAAAGGGCCTCAAAAGAGCCGCACCCCTACATTCTATTCTGCGAGTATGATGCCGTGGTGCTCGATCCCCCAAAATTCCGACCGATCAACGGAGAGGTCATGGCGCCCGCCTTCGGTGATACCCGGGAGGAGCGCGGGTTCGAGGGCACCCTGTATTGCCACCCTCCGCTTTTCCTTAACCGGAAGACCGCCGCCGTCCTTGTGGACGAGCTGAAAAAGTACGGTCCGGGGGTGGAGCGCGGGTTCTGGGATCGGGCGGTTGGCCTCGCGATCGAGCGGTCCCAAGGCCGGCTCCGGTGCACCGATCTCTGGGCCAGAGGGGCCTGTTTTGCCTGCAACCCCATCGACGAGCGCAACCTCGAGACCGCATGTGAGGCGGTTAGGACTGGCGCAACGTTCATCCATGGCGTCAAAACCGAGTTTACGCTCAATGCATTGGAGGCTAGCCTGAAATGAGCTACAAGCGCCCCATCGTCTGTGTCCTCGGGTTCTGCCACGTTGACTTCAACCTGGCTGAGCTCTGGCTCAAGTGGGCCAAGTTCCTCAGCCATCATGACCATGGCGATGTCTCGGAGTTCAACCTTGTCGTGTTTGGGACCAAGCGGATCACCAAGAACCAATGGATCAGGCTGAGGGCGGGGTATGACGATAGTCCTCGATTCTTCAAGACCCAGCTCGTTTCCGCCTACGACGAGAACGAGATTGGCTACCCCCTCTCGGCCGACCACGGGTTTGTCCGCGCCCTCCAACACTGCGAGAAGGCGTTTCCCGGCCATGCCGTCCTATACTGCGAGGCCGATACGGTTGTGATGAAGCCGTCGTGGTTCCGCGACATCGTCGAGGAGTACAACTCCCACGACAAGGCCTTCATGGGCCACCTGGTTGAGTGCAACATCAACCACATGGCGGGATGCGGGGTATATGGGCCAAATTGGCGCGAAAAGGCCCCGTTGATCGAAAGCGTGCTAGGTCTCAAGGATTCGGGGGGGATGTTCCCGGACGGCATGGGTTACCCCTGGGACCTCTACGCCGGTCCGGAAATCATGAAGAGCTTCCACCGGGCCAAGACGATTCATCAAATCTGGCGCCCGGCCCCGTTCAACGCCGGCAACCTGGGGCTGATTCCGCCAGAGGTTGGGCTCTTCCATCAAGACAAGGGAGGGAGTCTGGTTTTCGCCCTGGCTGAGAGCCGATACCCCGCCTTCATGCAGATGCTCCCCAAGCCGTCGACCTACTACATGCTGACGGCATCAGGCTCCGACGTCGTCCTGGATGGACGGCACTTCAAATTCATGCCCTGCGGGCGGTCGGTTTCCGGTTCGTGGTGGTCGATTTACCGGCCGCGCGACACCGCCGAGGAGATGATCCTCAAGTCCCACGCGGGCCGGCTCGGCGTCGAGGCGATCGGGGAGGAGGATTACGGCGCCATGCTGGAACAGGCCAAGCGTCTCTAATTTCTTGTAATCCGCGATTTTCGTATCTACCAAAATTCCCATGCGCTACTTTTATTCCCAGATCGCGCAACGAGCCCTGCAACAGGGCGGCTTGTCCATCGAGTTCGATAAAACCGCCATCATCGGCAGCAACATCTGCGGCGTGTACAAAACGAACAACCCGGCCGAGGTCTCCGTCCTGGAATCTGCCGTCCACCAGCGCCTCGGGGTCGAGGAGATCACGGAGACCGACTACGAGACGCAGCTGGCTCAAAAAAAAACAACCCGAGCCTCGGCGCCATCTTTGACCTCGAACTACGAGCGAAATCGCGTTCTCCAGGACAGCAAGTCGGTGACGGTGGAACCTCGCCAGGGTGTGACGCTTGCAGAAAACGAGCAGGCGCCCAAGTCCTCTGACCAGCCGTCCCGGATCAGCGACATTCTGGATATCCCCCGCATCGAATCGGTTAACTCGCCCGACCCCATCGTGGCCGAGTCCGAGCGTTCCAACAACGGAGCCTCCCTTCGCCAGCGTCGCAATTCAATCCGTGCGGTGAAGACCCTCTAATATGCCTCTTACCTGGGCACAGTTCCGAGCCGGAGTTCTCACCGCCTACAACAACGGGGCGGCGATGGACAAGCTTGTCTATGCCGCTGTCGCCGCCTACGTGAAGTCGCTCATTTGCCGGGAGGTCGATTCCGATCTGCCGCTGGCGAAGAGCTACATGAACGACTACCTCGAGTACAAGCGGAAGCTGGCCGGGGTGGCCATCACGGCAAATTTCGCAACAGTGAAGTCGGCAGTGCAGACCAGGATCACGGTGGACGCCAATCGGACCGCCATTGGGAGCTATATCGATGCCGCCATTCAAGAGGCGATGGACGACCTGAATGCGATGCAGGCGGTGTGGGAGAAGTACCTTATCGAGGCCGCCATCGGCATCCAGCGCCATGTGGAATTCTTTCAGCAGAACAACCAGGACTCGTACCTGATGGCCGATGTCGAGGATAACGGATTCTGCTCCAAGCTGATTACCCCGCCAAGCACCCAGCTGATCCATGAGGTGTACTACCAAAAGTACGCTCCAGCCCTGGCCGAGGGGGTGCTCTATGCGGCCACCGACCGGGTGGTTTCCAACGCGCGCATCTACGAGGTGGTGACGGGCGGAACCCTCACCTCCGGCCAGCTTGGGGGCGGGCTTACTTCGGTCGACGGAACCGACGAAACCCTGGGCTCCCTCGTTTTTCGCTTCGTCGAGCGGCTCTGGACAATACCGGCCGTCGCCCTCGACTGGAAAGACCGCGATCAGCTTGTCACCCGCACGGTGCCAGGGAACGGCCCATACTTCGTTCTCTCTCCTTTCGGGGAACTTTGGACCTACCCGAGGCTCGATTCCGATGAGGTGTCGATCCTTGTCTTCTGGAACGGCGTCAAACAGACCTTCGCCGATGGCGACACGGTGACGCTGGATGAGAGGTGTTTCAACTGCGCGGCTGAGTTCGTGCGGTACATGATCTACAAGAATACGAGCGAGAACGACCGGGAAGCCGGAGCGGCCTATGTCTCATACACCAATTTCCTAAGGGGTCTCTGGATCGACAAGAACGTCTTTGTCAACTCCGCCCTGTAATGCCTTATGCCGGTCAATCGCGATTTCAACGCCGGGAAGGTCTTGGTCACCTCCGGCGGCAGGTGGGCACCCGATCTGCCATTGGCGGATGTCGGGGCGGCCAACTACGTCACGAAGACAAACTGGCGGCGCGGGCAGAACTACGAGTTCAAGCGGGAAGGTTGGGGTGATTTTGTCGTCAACAACCTGGCGCCGACAACTTCGCAGTTCACCATCGCGGCCGGGGTCAAGGCAGTTCAGATCGGTGAGGTGAGGCGCGCCAACGGGTCGACCGTTCCCGGCGCGGTCACTGACACCGGGGCGATCTGGGCCTTCGATTACGATGCCGGAGCGTGGGTGCAGGTCGGGTCCGGCTATATGCCAGCCCCAGACCCGCGCCGCTGGGAGATCGAGGGCTGCGCCTCCTACGGGGTTTTCAACAACGGGATCGATCTCCCCTTCACCTATCAGGTTGGGGATGCCGCCAGCGTGCCGATCTACGAGCTGCGCGAGTCCGGCTACGGCAGCGTGGGCACAATCAAGCAGTACAACGGCATCCTGGTGGCGGCGGACGCAGTCGAAATCGAGGCCGACTCGCTTGCGACGGTGATGAACGGCTCCCTCCCGTACCAAGGCATTACATCGCCACCGACTGGAGACACCTGGACTAATTCCGCCCTGTACTCGGAGGCCCTGGATGATGCCACCTGGACGAAGACCGGCGCCACCGTTTCGGCTGATGCCGCCACAGCACCCAATGGCGCGTCCACGGCCGACAAGCTGGCAGAGGACTCCTCCAACGGAATCCATGCGGCCGATCAGGCCATCACCATCGGAGCCGGCAAGACTTGCCTCGTTTCATGGTTCGTCAAGGCGGCTGAGCGCACCACGGGAAAGATCAGATTTGGTGACTTAACCCTGGCTTCGGTGGCCGTGGACATCGATTTTGATCTCTCCGCCAAGACTATCGTCGCCTCAGCCTCGGCCGGAACCCCCACCATCGCCGGCTCCGGGATCATCGACAAGGGCAACGGCTGGTTCTATGTGTATGCGCTGGTGGAGCTCGATGGCGTCACCACCTCGACCAAGCTGCGCCTCTACCTGAAGAATGCCGGCACCACGAGCTACGCCGGGTCGGCCGGTTCCGGCCTGTATGCCTGGGGCGCGTCGCTCATGCAGCAGGGCGGTCTTGGGCCGTATCTCAACACTTCCGGTACCCCTGTCTCAATCGGCGTCAACCGCATCGCCTACCGCGTCCTTTGGTCGAATATCGGAGACCCAAGGGACTGGGCGTCGGTCATTCCCGCTTCGGCCACGGCAACCTCGACGACGTTGACCCTGGCCTACCCCGTCATGTCCCTCGAGGCCGGGGACAGCATCACGATTATCGGAGCCGGCACCAGCGGAGGCAACCTGGTCACGACGGTCGCGGCTTATACGCCGGGCTCAACCTCGCTGACGATGACGGATGCGGCGGTGACAACCATCGCAGACACCTCTGTCTCGAAGACCACCGCGCTGAGCTCAATTGTCGGGTTCTTCGACATTGAGGATGACGGCTCGGCCATCACCAAGATGGAGACCCTGCAAAATCGGATCGTGGTCTACAAGACGACCTCGATCTTCGTCGGCTACTACACGGGAGACGTCGACGAGCCGTTCCAGTTCGATCCAGCCTACCATGGGACGCGCACCCCCCGCTTCCGCCACACCCTGGTCAACGTATCGGGCGATTATCATCTCTTCGCCGGCGACCGATCGTTCTATCAGTTCAAGCTGGGTGCATCTTATCCTGTGGAGATGGACGAGACGGAGCTGTCCAAGGTCGATGGGTTCTATTCGCGTGTCGTTGAGACCGACGAGCAGGACGTCTATGCCGTGGACAATGGATGCACCAATGAGGTCTTCTTTGTCACCAAGGATGAGGATGGGGACTATTCCACCTACGCTTACGACTACCGGTATGACAAGTGCTCCTTCATCGATGATGGAGCGGTGTGCGCTGCCGTCATCCATAAGCCGATTGGCAAGAACCTGTCTGATGACCGGGAAGTGATTCTCGCAATGGCCCAGAAGGCGGGAACCGTAGTCCTTTACGGGGCGAGCAACCTCCAGGTCTCCACCTACCAGCGGTTCGGAGTGGACTTCGATGCGACGCTCAAGTGGGGGTTGACCGACTTCGGCGACGGATTCAACGAGAAGGACCTGCGCTCGTGGTGCTTTATCGCGACCAGGCCGGACACCGTCGGATCGATGACTTTCACGCTCTACGGCTATGACTATACGAGCCAGCCTCCAACCACGCTCGAAACCAAAACCATCCTAAACCACCCGCCCGGGCGACCCGGGCTCGTGCCCCTGTACTATCGGAAAATTTACTTCCAGGACCAGATCAGCACCACCCAGTCGATCGGCTTCCAGGTCAGCGGCCGGATTTTTGACTTTGGCGTTGTCGAGAGCAGGTCGATCACGCGAATCTCTGACGCATAATGATCCCGCAAAAACAGGGCTTCCAGGGCGCGACCACCCCGCCCAATGTCTGGCCGGAGTTCCCCAAGGCTCCGGCTGACCTGCTCGACCTGCCCGGGTTCTTTCAATGGCAGCAGAGCCTGAATCGATGGAGTGACGATGTCCGTTGGCGGCTGTCCGACCAGCAGACCGGAGTCACCTCCAAGCTGAGCGAGCTGGTCGCCACATCCGATGCTGGCTTGAGCGCGCGCATCACCCACGAGGAACAGGTCCGGGCTGATGCCGATACCGCCCTAGCTGTCTCCATTTCCACTGTTGCCGCCACGGCCGCCGGTAAGGCAAAAATCTCCGTCCAGTCGACCGCCCCGACTTCGCCATCAGTCAACGACCTCTGGATCGACACGGGCGACAACAATAAGGCAAAGTATTGGGATGGCGCAACCTGGCAATACAAGCAGGACGGCGTTCTCGCGGCAGCCGTGAGCACGGAGGCCAGCGCCAGGGCCACCGCCGATGGATTCCTTCAGGGCAAGTACACCCTGACGGTTGTCGCCGGCAATGTCGTGACCGGGATGAATATCACCTCGTCGACCGGCTCGGGGACCAACATCTCGAATGTCATCTTCCAGGCCAACAGCTTCCAGATTTGGAACAGTGTGACCGGTCAGGAGGTATTCGATCTGACTGGAACCCAGCTTTCCATCAGCGCCAACGTCATCATCGATGGGTCGCTGCTGGTGACTGGCACTGTTGTCGCCTCCAAGCTATCGGTCGCCCAGCTCTCGGCGATCACCGCCGATCTTGGCATCGTCACAGCCGGCAGTGTTACTGCGCTAGCGACAATAGACGTCGGCACCGGCCCCGATAGGATTCACATTGATACAACCGGTCTGACCGGAGGATATGGAAGTAATATCACAGCTCGAGTCACAAATGATATCTACACTGGTAGCCTGTTTACCGGAGCGTCATTAATTTGCTCCGTCGGGGTGCATCCAGCTGTAATCATCCAAGGGGTTGATGCTGGTTCCATTACCCCGGGAGCCTATAGCGGCCAGATTTACGTGTTAGGGAGTTCTGGTCACTATACTATTATCACAAATACCTCTGTTAGCACGACAGGAAATCTGTCGGTTGGGGGAAAATTCCTGTTGAGTGGAGATACGCGGATCACTGCGGGTAATATCGGAAAGACAACGGCTGACGGCTGGACCCCAGAGCTTTACACAGGAGATGACTCCACCGCTGGCGATAAGATCGAATTCCAGCAATCCGGCGGACAGATTTTTGCGCGGGTCAACGGCGGGGCTCCAATCCTGCTCGGATGAGATATCTCGTAACAGGTCTGCCGAGAATTCGCTCCGCCTGGTTGGCGGCGCTCCTCGGCTCCAACGAACGCCCGTGTTACCATGATGCGCTCGTGGAGTTTAAGAACGAAGCCGGTCTGGAAAGCTACTTCGGGGCTACTGACAGCGCCGGCTGGTCGGACCCCACGGCGGCCTGTTATTTCACCGACCTATCCATCAGGCTGTACTCGCATAAGCCAGTAGTGATCGTGGACCGGGACGAGAAGTCGGCCATGGAGAATTTCCGGTCATTCATGCGCCTGAATGGCGGCGACCTGACCGATTGGGGGTGGAAATATATGGTCCACAACCTGGCGAGATTCCGCAGCTCGATGCCCCATGCCATGGCGATAGACTTCGCGAAACTAGACGACTACGAGACGGTTGCGAGGGTTTACCGACACTGCGTAGGGGCGGAATTGTCCCAGGAGAGATTCAACATTTTTAACTTGCTGAACATTGAGGAGATGGCCAGCAAGGCTCTTGGGAGATTCTAAGAATGCCTATCATTATTGGAGCGCTTATCGGCGGTGGCTTGGGATTGGCTGGCAGCGCGCTGACTGCCAGCGCCACCGGCAATGCCCAGGACTCGGCCAACGCGACCAATGCAGCCATCGCCAATAATGCGAACCAGCTCGAGTGGAATCGCTACCTGATTTCGCGAGGCATCAACCCCGGCAATGTTCCCGGAATCAACGGCTCCTCGGTCAACACCCTCCTGCCTCTTAATTTCGTGGACTCCAGCGGCCAGCCGCTCGAATCCGGCCTGTTGCAGCAGATTCTCGGTATCGCCGGCCAGACGGGACCAGCCCATACCTATCAGAACGCCACGATCGACGATGTTCGCCGGTATCTTCAGGCCAACCCGGATATCCTCGCTGCTATCCAGGCCCAGCCAGGATGGGAGAATGAGAACCGATCCCCGGAGCAGTGGTTCCTGGCGAACCTCGCGACGGGCGACACAAACCCGGACTTCACGACCAAATTCAACGACTTCCTGGCCTCGGAGGTTGCTGCCAGGAATACCGCCACCGGATCAACTGTCGATACAGCCACCCTGAATGGCCTGCTCAACATCGCCCCCGGCGTGCTCACGAACGGCGTGTACGGTGGCGGCTTCCTCACTCAGGAGCAGGGCGCCGCGAACCAGGTCGCGGCCGCCCGGGATGCGCTTGCCGCCATTGCCGCCCAGCGCAACACGGAGATGCGCCAGAAGTCGGGAGATATTCTCAACACCGATCTGACTGGCGTACAGAACGTCCTCGATACCCGGACCGGCTCGATCAAGAATATTTACGATCAGGAGCTCCTCGGCGCCGACACCTACGAGAATGCGGTCAAGCAGGCGACGGCGGCCCAGCTCAACCAACAGCTGGCGGCCCGAGCCAGGCAGGGTTACGTCGGCGCCGGATCGGGAGACGCCATCACGCGCGCCCGCATCCTTGCCTCGGGTTATCAGCAGGCCGGCGGCGCCCGCGCCCAGGCCGGGATCAATCAAGCCACCAGGCTCGGTTCCGCCCAGGACGAGGCTGCCCAGGCCCGCCTCCAGTATAACGACGAGAATGCCCGCCGGTTGGCTGGCATCCTCGACGCCGATGCCGCCAGCCAAGTGGCGCAGGCCAATCTCGCGCGCCAGACCGACAACGCCTCGCTCATCTCCAACGACATCGCCCGGCAGATCGCCAATCTCAATCAGCCGGTCGCGACCTACAACTCGACCGTCCAGTCCCAGGCGGCTGCGCCCTACGCCAATATCAATGCGCTCCTCCAGGCCCTCGGCTTCTTCAAACAGGGTCAGCCGGCGACACCCGGCGTTATCACACCTCAGGTTCAGCCAACGATCAACGGCGGCCAGATCGCAGGCAGCGCCATTAGCGGCATCGGCTCCGGCATCACCGATTACTACACGACCCAGGCCTGGTTGAATGCGCTGAGGCCGCAATCGAATTACGGCACCGCAACAACCTATGTCGGGGCCGGCGGTGATCCTGGTGGTGGCGGCCTGACTAATTCCCTAGCTGGACTTTAAGATCATGGCCGACCCCATCCAGAACGCCCAATTCACGCTCGGATTGTTTAACAACGGCGTGCAGCCACTCCGGGAGTCCATGGACTCTCGGCGACAGCTTGCGCTCATGTTCTGGAAACAGCGCCAGGAGCAGGCCCAGCAGGATGCCCAGCGCGCCTTCCAGCTCGGGATCGCCCGCGAGCAGATGACTAACCAACGAGAAATCGCCTCTGAGGGGACCGATAGGGCCATTGCACTGGCCGACGCAACGGAAGCCCGTCAGCTCTCCGCTGCGCTTCGCCAGCTTTACGGCAAGTACACCGCCCTCAACCCGGAGGAAGCCAAACCGCTTGCCACGTTCGGGAAGGATGAGAAGGAGCAGTACAACAACCTCCAGCAGGTTGTGGGCAAACTGGACCAGGAGGCGGTCATCGGCGACGCCGAGGCCAAACTGTATCAGCGCTACCTCACGATTGCCGGTGGCGACGCAAAGAAGCTCTCTGAACTCGGCAAGACCCCGCGTGAGCGAGCAGAGAACATCATCAAGCTGACCGGAGCCGCCGAGGAGAAGCAGGACAAGGCTGCCGCGAATTCGATTCGCAGCCTCCTCGGGAAGATTGACGCCCAGATCGCCAACAAGTCGACGCCGACCGGCGACGAGATTGCAGCCGCCCAGGCTGCGGCAATCGAGACGATGTCGAAGGAGGGCCGGAATGCTTACAACAAGGCGCTCGGCGCATTGAAAGACCCGGCGGCCGCCATTGACAAACTCAAGACAACTGCCCCGGCCGATTACCAGAAGTTCCTTGGCGCCGTGTCGCAAGGCCTGAGCGGCCTCGTGTCAGAGCGGCAGATGAAGGACAGGGAATTGCAGAGCCTCCAAGGAAGGCGCAAGTCGCTTGAGGATGCGGTGGCCAACTTCAAGAATCCCCGCCTGGCGCTTTATGCCCTTGGGGTGGATACCGAGGATGATGCTACCCAGGGTAAACCCACACAGCCGCGTCGAGCCACACTCCAGGATATTCTTAGCCCGAAACCGTCGGCCTCCGTCGCTCCGTTGCCGCCGGCGGCAACCGTCCCAGCCCCAGCCCAAGATGCATCGCCAGCCGTCGATCCCAATGTGCTGTTCAATCTGAATATGGGGACGATGCAGCAAGCCACGCCGCCCCCCGTTTTGAATCCAAGAACCGGCGGTGTTTTAAGCACGCCGGGAAGCCGTCAGTCGCGCAACACCGACTATCTTGCCGATAAGGCCCGTGCGCTCTTTTATACCCTCCGCAGCCCGTTCATGAGCGATCCGACGGCAATGCGTGGCGGCGCATCACCCGGCGATCCGAGTTATCTCCTGCCGACCAGTATCTACTATGACCGGGTTCGTGCGCTCCCAGCCGACGATCCGCAAAGCCCGCTCCGGATTGCCTTGCTCCAGCGCGCGGCCCAGATCGCAGCCCAGCGCCAGCAGCAGCTTCCGGACGACATCAGGCGCGCCATCATTGGAGCCGGAGCGACGCCGATTCCAACCACCGCGCCGGCCGCATTGCCCTACGGAATGCTACCGCCTGCGTACTAACGCTTGACGGGGCTGGACCCGGGGTATTTACAGGGTCCAATGAGCAAGCTGATTGACGATCTCAAGGCGCGCACGGGCGATGACCGGCCTGCGGCCGCCATCACTTGGGATATCGGGCAGCAACTGGAGCAAAGCAATAACTCGGACGTCTTCGCCCAGAACCCCGACTTCACCGAGGAGTATCGCGTAATCAAGAAGGCCCTCCGTCCCGACCTGAGCACGGAACTTGGGTCGGCCTTCAGCTCTGCCTTGATGGACCGCATGCCGGAAGACCTCTTCCGGGCCGGAGCTGCGGCAGTTGGCGCGGTTTCTCCAGGAAGCAGCCCTCAAAAGTACCTCCTGGACCAGGCGGAACGGGAGCGAGAAGAAGGTGCTGCTCGGCGCGGCGAGGTATCCGTCCCATCAATCGAGGATATCCACGACGCTGGCGATCTCGGCCGATGGGCTGCGACGAAGATCACGGAAAATATCCCCCAGGTCGGCGTCACCCTCATCCCCGGCATCGGGGTTGAATCGACCCTTGGTAAGCTCGGTGCCATGGCGGCGGCGAACATCCCGCTGACTGCCGGCGGCGCGCTTGGCCAGCTGAGCCGAGAAAAACAGGAAACACGCAAAGGTTCCGCCTCGGCCCTGGCGGCCGGTGTCGTTGGTGGCGTGGCCGGAGCTGCCGCCGAGCTTGTCCCCTTCCTCAATCTCCCGGAAGCGCTCAAGAAAACTCTGGTCGGTTCGGTGCTTGCCCGTGGCGGCCTCAAGGGAGCTGCAACCCGCGCGGCCGTGAGCACGGCCACCGATGCGCCGCTGATGGCCGTCCAGGAAGCGGTCAACATCGCTCAAGAGGAATATGCCACGGGCGATTCGCTGCCGGATGACATCATCAAGAGTCGGCTCAAGAATGCCGCCGCGATGGGCGGCGTTATCGGGGCTGCGATGGGCGGCGCTCGCGGGCTGATCCCGGCTAAGGAAAGCCCGGACGCCCAGCCCAAGGACATTGCCGAACCGGATGGAGGCGATTCCTCGGATGGCGCCACTCCACCTCCCCCGGCTCCGCAACCCCCGCAGACGCCAGCCGATGCCGCCCTCGAGGCGACGCATGCCCTGATGCAGGAGTTTGATTCCGCCTTGGCCAGCCGGTCCCAGGATAGGCCGGAGATCGCAGCCGCCCGGCATCTCATCTCCGGATTCGAGGCCGACCAAGCCGAGGCCACGCAATCCCAGGCTGAACGCGACAACGCCCTCCGCGCTTATTACGCCAAGATCGAAGCCGACGATGCCGACCTTGACAGCCTTGTCCGCGAAGTTGGACTGGCTCCACGCGGAGCCGCACCAGCTCTTGCCGGGGGCCGGAATATCGAGCGTGGGCTTTCCGGTTTCGATGTATCCGAACCGGTGCGGACACGCCAGTTTGCGGAAGGAATCCCGCCGCTTGAAGGCGCCCAGCCACTGCCGGGCCGGTATGACATCAACAAGCCGCTCCTTGGTGAGGGCAATGAGGCCTATGCGGCTGACGCCCCCGATGTTCTCACCCCGCAGGCACGCATCGCCGAAGGGCTGCGTTGGGCTGAAATTCGCACCCCCGAGGAGGTCGCCGCCGATCTTTTCCCGCAACGCAACATCCGTCCCAAGGAGGAAGCCAGCAATGCCGTTCAAGAGCCAAAATCAAGCCATGTTCCTGAGGCTGAACCATCCCGACCTGTACCGGAAGTGGAAGAAAAAGTACGGGAAGCCTTCCAAGAGCCTGCCAAAACAGGTGAAGCAGAAGTAGGACCGGATGTGCCACTTGCCGATGCAATCAAGCTGAAGCAGCGCATCCCCGGTGGCGACCCCCTGTTTGGCCGCGTCTTCAGTCCAGAGGATGGCGCGCCGAAATTTCGGGTCGAGGATGCCGTCACGGGATTCAACGTGAAGGGTGATCTCCCGACGACCACACGCAAGGCCATCATCATCCAGGACCGCGCGAACGGCCAGATTCTGGTGAGGGGCATCCGGCGCGACCAGTCTGAACGCGGCGGGGTGCGAGCCCAAACCGAGATGATCGATTCGATGCAGTCGAAAGCGCGGGCTGCGACCGGGGAACGCCGGATCGACCCGGTCTACGGCTCCGAGCGCGCCCCGTGGGAGTTCGTCAGCAGCCAGAATTACCGTGGGCTGCCCCGTTTCGAGCCGATCGGCTACCTCGTCTATGACAAGCCGAGGGCGAATATCTCTTACACGCTCGGATCGATCGATGACCTGAATTCCCACCCATCGATGGTCCGCGCTTTCGGCCGTTACGAGAATCGCGGCGCAGGGGAATCCTCCATAATCCAGCGCAGGCTGGCCCCATACTTCAATCCCGGCGCCAAGATCGGCCCCGAGGAATTGAAGGCGTATCGCAAGAAACTGAAACCCGCCGAATACAAGAAGTTGGTCGAAGCCAACGACGCCATCCCGGGGACTCGCTTCGAGAAGCCCGCCAAGGTCAAGCTGGTTGCCGCCGAAAGCAGCCCCGAGGGTGTCACCCTGGAGAGCCCTGCCGATATCGCGATACAGAACGAAGAGGGCGGCGCCCCTATCCCAGGGGCGAAGCTCATGGGCGGCCGCACGCCGCGCTACAGCGAGACCGTCCAGTCGGCATTATCCGAAGTCAGGGCGCTCCTGAAGGAAGGGGCATCAACCGAGCGGGTCATCGAGGCCGCGAAGAGGGTTATCCTGAATAACCCGCAGGCTCGCCGCGTGCTCGGACTCAGCCTGACCGACATCGACCCGGCAGCCGATGCGCTCGTTTCCGACGCAGCCAAGGCCGTGGCTAGGCAGGTTGCCGCCCAGGGCGGCCAGTCCATCGCGCTGACCAAGCGAGCCGACAATGGGTACGTCGCGACCGCCACCGATTCGCATATCGCCATCGGTAACTTTTTCGATGCCGTGAGGGCATCTGGAGCGGACGTGGTGCTGGTCCAGCGGGATATCGCATCACAGTGGGATGCCATTCGCAAGGGGTACGGCTTCAAGACGGTTTCGGATGAATCTGGTCGCGTGATGATTGGCATCGTTGGCGACTGGATGCAGGGCAAGCCAGGTCAATCCGAACTCATCAAGGCCGCCCACGAGGCCGCTCACGTCTTCCTCGAGAACAGCAACATCAGTCAGGATGATTACTCGCTGTACCAGTCGGCAGTTGCCCAGCTGCCATGGACGGATCGGATGTATCTGAATAATCCCCTTTCGAATGACCTGCGTGTCATTGCCAACGCAAACCCGGAATATCTCTCGGATGCCCAGCGCAATGTGCTGATCCACTCCACCCCGGATGAGATCAAGGCGGCGCGCGCCATTTCGCCCGAGGAGCTGGCGGTCGAGCAGGCGACGGAGCATCTCGCCCTCTTCGGGGTTAGCGAGGAACAGAGCCGAGACTTCTTCACCCAGCTCATTCGCTTCATCAAGGACATTGGCTACCGGATCGGCATCTCGCTCCAGAAAGCCCTCAAAGGCCCCGATGCAGTCAACCCCGAGCTCGTCAACGCCTACGTCCAAAATCGGTTTCTCCAGTGGTTGAATCGTGACTTCGCCGCCAGCAACAGCGCCATCGCGCTCAAACTCAGCCAGTGGATCGGCGCCCCCGCCTCGCTCCAGGAGCGCATCCCGGTTTACGACAACATCGAGGGCGACAACCTTTCGAGCATCTGGTACGACCCGATCACGGGTTACGCCAGGGTTGACGGCCTCGTGACAGACGATGTGCGGGCAACGCGAGATCAGGTGCGCCGGATCGTCCAAGGCATCCAGGAGGGGAAATATGATGCGCTTCTCACTGCCGCACCCGAGACGCACACGCTCTCCGAGATTGCGGCCGATGTGCCGTTCGAGAAACTCACGAGAGACCAGCAGCTTGCCCTGATGCAGGAGTCGAAGCGCCAGATGGACGGGGCCATCGTGCAGCGCAACGATCAGGGCCAGCTTCTCGCTCCCAACGGCCGAGTCTCAAAACTCCCCGAGGGGGTTTACCGCATGGTCCGGACCGACATTTTCAAGCAGGCCTTCGGCGACTGGATGAATGATCCGGCGAACTCCACCAAGGTCATCGACCCGGAGACGGGAGAGCCGGCGGTGCAGTACCATGGCACCACGTCCGACAGCGACTTTGAAGTGTTCGACCGATTCCGCCATCTCGGCCACCACTTCGGCAGCGCGGATCAAGCCGAGGACGTGATCTTCAAGTACAAGGTCACGCGGGGCGTCAAAACGGAGATGAAATGGGACGACAATGCCCGCCTCTACCCCGTCTTCCTCGACATCAAGAACCCGGTGCGTGTGCGCGACTACGGGTACTGGCCGGCGGATCAGATCGCGGCCGAGCTCTTCGAGAAGGGCATTCTGACCCAGGACGAGGTCTCCAACTTCGATCCGAACGGACGCGACCAAGGGAGGGCTCAGCTGGTTTCACTCCTCAAGAGCAAGGGCGTCGACGGACTGGTTTACGTCAACACGCACGAAGGCATGGGCGGGGCGGATGCGTGGATCGCGTTCGACTCCAATCAAGTCAAGTCGATCTACAACCGCACGTTCACGCCCACGAATAATATCCGCTACACCCAGCGGGCCAGTGAAGCCCTGACGGCGGAAGGCGCCACCATCGAGGCCAACACCCAGTTCGCCTCCGTCAATTCCGAGGAGGAAACCTACCAGAATATCTTCAAGCATCCTGACGTGCAGCGGTTTCTTCCCGTCGGAACTTCATTCGACGACTTCCTCGGCAAGTTCCTCCAGCTCTCCGAGAGCAAGAACCCGAAGATCAAGCGTGATGCCATCCAGCAGGAATTGTCCGGCGCTAGGTCGGCTGACGACAATCTGCCGATTAATTTCGACCCCATGGCGACAGTCGCCTCCCTGCCGTCGTCACCAGACGGATCATCCGGCCAGCAGAAGGCCATCCGCAACAGCCTCATCAAGCTGAACGAAGTCCGGGCGATGGTGAATCGTCGCCTGGCCAACTCGATCGAGCGCCAGCAGGAGCTTGACTCCAGGAGCGACAACCTGACGGCCGCCGAGAAGCGCGAGCTGGACAAGCTCAACTCGCTCATTCCGATGCTGGAGCGCACGATAATCCTCAAGGATGTCGGGCTGGATGACCAAGTCGCCCGGCTCGAGGGCAAGATGGGTGCGTCCTACCTCTGGACGCCCGCTCCGGGGGCCGAGTATCTCGTCCCGCCCACGCCCGATGCCGATGCGGCAGCCGTCGAGAGCAGCCGCGCGAAGATTCCGGCGGGCCTCGCCTTCGACACCCCGGCCAAGCGCGAATTCCTAAACAACCAGCTGAAGATCAAGGCATGGCTAGACAATCCCGCCAACCGCGACCAGGGCGCCATCTACGGCCAGCTCGAGTCCCAGCTGCTCAAGATGAGCACGATCTCCACGGACCCGGCCTACACGGCTAACACGTTCCGATTCCGGAACATGTTCTTCGACTCGATGCGGAATTCCCTCCGCGCGATTGGCACCCCGAACGCCAAGTACCTGGCTGGCCGCTTCGACGAGTTCGAGGGCCACATGCTGAAGTGGGGCAACAAGCTCAATATCTCCGGCGGTCAGTGGTCCGTTGCCTACCAGGCCTTCAAGAAGGCCATCGGCTGGAAGGGCGCCGACGCCGACTTCCGCCGCAACTACTGGAACACGATTCTCGCCTTCGCCGAAGACATCCCGGACGGCGTCAAGGACCCGTCCTCCGCCATCCTGAATGCGATGGCCAAGATCGCCAAGCGGCCCGTGCCTCCCCATGCCGAATCGGCCTTCCGTGAGTTGATGCGAAAGACGCGCGAGAACGAGGCCCTGATTAAGGAGATTTTCAACGACATCGGGCTTAAGGTGTCCGACCCCGTAATCAGGGAGAATCTCCAGCGGACGCTGATCCGTCAGGGCAGCATCACGGGACGCCGCTCCATCTCGGAGCAACTCGAGCGCGTCCACCAGGAAATGCGTCCAGTCTGGTCCAACACAGCCAAGACCGACATCTTCGCCGATGCCGACACTCTGTCCAAGAACGACCCGCTCACGTTCAGCAATGGCGTGAAGGCGCTGTTCACCCCGACGATCATCAAGAACTTCGTCGAGCCGCTGATCTACAGCAACCGTCAGTACATCAAGTCGGTTGACCAGGGCAATGGGCTGGTCCGCATGGCCAACCTCGCGAACGTGCGGGAGGCCTACGAAAAGTCGGGCGGCGACATGGTGGCCTTCGCCAAGACGCTCAACACCCTCGAAGGCGGCAACCCAGCGACCGAGGCGGCCTACATGAAGTCGACCCTTGGCGCTTTCAATGGCTTCTACCACAAGGTCACTTCGATCATCAACGAGCGGCAGAAGTCCCAGAACTCCGGGATCGAGGTCCTCCCGCGCCAGATCATGGACACCCGCCAAGCCGATGACCTCCCCCCCGAGTTCGTGAAGTACGCCATCTACGACGCCGGCAGCAACCGGACACTCCTCTATCAGATGGCGATGAACGGGGCATTTGGCCGCAACGGGCTGACGACCGGCATCTTTGCGCAGAACCTCTCCTCGGTCGTTAACGAGCTGAAGGCGCTCCATATCGAGCTGAGCAATTACATCATCAACGACGGGCTCACGAAGGAACAGGCATCGGAGTTGATGGGCAAGGACCGCTACCTGATCGCCAGCCAGGCGCAGGACCACCTCAAGCTGATGGACCGATTCGTTTCCAAGATGGAGATGGCGACCAAGTCCTCGGGCGAGCAGATGGCGGACCTTCGCGTCATCAACGAACTCCTTGGCTTCAATGCCATGATGATCCTCCAGTCGCCCCGTTCGGCGCTGGTCAATACTCTTGACCTGATCGGGCCTTTCTACCGGACCAAGATGTCGAGCGAGACATTCAGTGCGGTCTATCACGCGGCCAAGCACTTCGGCTCCGAGATGTTCCACTCGCTGGCCGAGGCTGTCGGCATCCATGTTTTCAGCAGCAACGACCTCCAGGCCAGGATGCAGCGGCTCGGGTTCACCGACCCCGATCTGTACCTGAGCTTCCGGGACAAGTTCGCCGACTACGGAGCCGGGAACAGCCTGGATCAGCCCGAAGGCATTGAATCCGGATTCTCCAAGCTCAAGCGGAAGGGTATCCGGGCGGTCCGCATCGCCAAGGGTGCGGCCGGCATCGGGGTGAGCGACATAGGCGATCTTGCCCTCAGGACGATGAGCCTCGGGAAGTATGGCGCCGGGGATAAAGCGTTACGGCCCGGCGATGCCAATCTTGGCCCCAAGTTGAGGACGATGGGTATCTTCAACACGGTCGCCCATGCCCTGACCAATTCGGCCGTCGTCGGTCAGTACAAGAACTTCGCCGATATGGTCTCGCGGGGAGTGGAATACATCAAGGCCAGCGCCGATCCGGATGCCACCGCCGCCGCCATGAATGATGGATCGCTCAAGCTCGACCCCGATGCGCTCGGATATACCCGGAAGTGGATGATCTTCAACGACCGGGCTGCGTTCGACTACATGCAGAACGCCATCTCCGAGAAACTCGACCAGGGCTCCCTTGAGCAAATGGTGGCGGATGCCTATGCGCGGACCAAGGCCGACCCGAAGGCGCCAGTCATCACCGACAATCAATTTGTCCGGATTGCCAACCTCGCGCTTACCGAGGTCCAGCTCAACTCCAATGTCTCGAATACACCCATCGACCTGAAGAGCAATGGCCTGTGGAAGCTGATCTCCCCCTTCGTCACGTGGCCATACTTGGCGATGTTGCGGGTTCCCGCCCTGTTCAAGGACCCCTCTGGCCGCTATACCATGTGGGCCGCCCTTGACGGCGCTGCTGCGATCGGTCTTGGCGCAGTCCCGCTGACCATGGCAGCCTCGATGATGGTCGACCTCTACGACGAGAAGATCGCGGGCAAGCGCAATAACCTGCGCGACATCAAGCTCGACGAGAACCTCCCGATGGCGGTCCTGGAGCGGGCAGCCAGGTACGGCGTCGGCGGCCTCGGCTCCGAGGCGCTCAATGCCGCTCTGAACTACGACGACACGCGCGGCGGATTCTCGGCTGACACCCGCATCCTCATGTTCTCCCAGCTCCAGAACCTGAAGCAAATCATCGGGAATCTCTGGCAAACGGGAGGCAATGTGAATTACGCCGCCACCATGCGGCCTTTCATGCAGTTCCTCGGGGCCGGCGGGGTTCTCCAGTATCAGCAGATTCTCAATCATTCGCTCGGGCTGTCCAACGACGAGGCCGCCATCAACGAACGGATCAACGTGGGCAATTACCTGCGCGCGGCCGGGCGCGACCTCGACCTTGAAGTCCGCATCTCTCGCGGCCCCACCACCATCCCGACCCCGGTTACCCCGCACATCCAACAGATGGAGCTCGCCGTTTATGAGGACGATCTCGACAAGTTCCGGGATGCCTACCGGGACGCGGTTCAGGCCTACCGTGAAACCCACCCGGATGAACCCGATCCCGCCAAGCAGGTCATTAGTTCGTTCCGCAGCCGCCACCCCCTGACTCGAATCTTCCGCTCCGCCCCGTCTTCCGCTGAATACCGGAATATCCTCGAGGACCTGAATGGGACTGGCCAGGAGGCGGTCCAAAGCGCCGTCGTGCTGTTTAATCGCTATCTGGGCCGGCTCGGTGCCAAGCCGCTCACCGCCAGGGTTGAACCAACCCCGGCCGAGCGAGCCGCCAGACGCACCTCCTCCTTCAGCGACGCCGCCGTGCGGGCAGCCCAGGCCCTGGCGGCCCAGGCATCCTACCATAACGCTTTCCAATAAGCATTTGACATCGGTCCCGGGCTAAGGGAGCACAGTGGCGTGAGCTTGGAACCACGAGCCAGCTCAAATGCCTTCACCTCAGACCTTCTCGATCTTTACCGGGCGCAAGGTTTATTGCCCCTTTGATAACGAACGCTACGCCCTCCGGGCGTACCAGGTTGATGTTGGTGACATTGTCTATGTCGCCGAGACCGACCGGTGGTGGATCGTTTCGGATACCGACAGCCTGAACACCGATGATGGGTATTTCGCGGTCGGCTCCATTGGCGGCGGCGGCGGATCGATCACGGTCAGCGGATATACCACCGCCACGGGCAAGATTCTCGGCCGCACCACCTCCGGCTCGGGCGCCATCGAGGAGCTCACACCCTCGGCCGTGCTCGACCTCATCGGGTCTACCCGTGGCTCAATTTTGTACCGGGGTGCCTCCGGATGGTCGATTCTCGCACCCGGCACATCGGGTTACGTCCTGACGAGCAACGGTTCCGGAGCGGACCCGAGTTATCAGGCCGGTGGAGGCGGGGGCGGCGGCGGAACATGGGGCTCGATTACCGGCACGCTCTCCGACCAGACCGATCTCCAATCGGCCCTCGACGCCAAGGTACCGGTGACCCGGACTGTGAATGGGCAGGCCCTTTCCGGGAATATCACGATCACAACGATCACTGGTAACGCCGGAACAGCCACGGCATTGGCCACAGCCCGTGCAATTAATGGCGTGAACTTCGACGGCACAGCCGCCATCACGGTACCTGCGGCCGCTGGGACGCTGACCGGGACAACTCTTGCAAGCAATGTACTCTCCTCATCGTTGACCTCGCTCGGTACGATCACGAGCCTGACTGCCAGCGCCATGTCGGTGACAGGGGTCGCGACCTATGCCGGTGCATTCGTAAAAACCGCCAACGCGATGGGAGCCCTCGCCATCGATGTCAGCAAAATCTACAACACAAAGTCGATCTCGGCGGATTCGACCTTCACATTCAGCGGAACCCCTGGGTCCACTAACCAATGGTTCGGTTTGCTGGTAACAAACACCGACACCAACGCGCACGCGCTCACGATTCCGAGCAGCTTCTCCATCAACCGGAACGGGGCGATCACCTCGATCACGATCCCGGCCAGCGGCAAGCTGTTCCTAAATTGGAACTACGATGGTTCGACGTACACGATCTATGGTGATCCGGTCGCCACCACCGGCACCGGTAACTTCGTCCTTAATTCCGGAGCGCAGCAGTCCATCACGGCCTCATTTTCTTCCGACAATTCCTACTCCGGCACGACAATCACCGGCCTGAATGCTGGCGCGACGATCTCGCAATGGGATATCGTCTATCTCGGCAGCTCCTCGACGTGGCTCGTGGCCGACGCCGACGGGAGCGGGACCTATCCAGCTTGCGGCATGGCGATTGCCGCGTATAGCAGCACCAATCCAGCGACCGTTCTCGCGCGCGGAACCGTGCGACACGACGCTTGGAACTGGACTCCGGGCGGCAGGCTTTATCTAAGCACCACCGCTGGCGGCCTCACCCAAACCCCTCCCGCCTCAAGCGGCGACAAGGTCCAGGACGTCGGCTTTGCCCTGACGGCCGACGTCGCCTATCTCGACTTCGATGGAGTGTATCTCGCAGTCGCCTAATAGAATATGAGCATCAATGCCATGTTTGGGGTTTCGGTCTCGACCGGTTCGGCTATTCTTGGCCGAACTGGCTTGGCGTCGGTCATGGGGCAGGCGCTTAGTGGCGGAGGCGGCGGAGGGCCGAGTATCGTTGCCCAGGCCAAGTCGGGCGGCACCGCCAATGGTGTCACCACCAGCGGAATTAATACCACTGGGGCGAATTTTATCGTTATCACAGCGTCATGGTATCCTGGATCGACATCAAGCGGAACCCTTTCCGATTCCAACGGAAATACCTGGACAGCCCTTACCGCCAGAAGCTCCAACACCCTAAATAAGAGTCAGATATTTTATTGCTACAGCCCAATCGTCGGGTCGGGCCACACCTTCACCTACAGCGGAACGGGAATTTTCCCGTCTATCATTGTGGCCGCATGGAACAATATCGCATCATCGCCATTCGATCAGGAAAATGGCGCAGCATCCACCATCGCCCAGGGAACCTGGGCGTCTGGCAGCATCACGCCTTCGCAGGGAAATACGGTGGTTATTGCAGCGCTCGGCTTTGAGAATAACTCCGGCGGCAGCGTGACGCTCGATGGCGGCTTTACAATCATCGAGACCAACGCCTACAACTCCGGCAACAGCGAGGGCTCGTCGCTCGCTTATCTCATCCTGAGTTCGGCTTCCGCTCAGAATCCAACATGGGACCTCGGCAATCCCTCGGTTGCCGCAATCACAGCCGAAATCGCATCATTCAAATACTAGGCAAGCCCCAGCATGTCCACGACCTTCAACGTAGATGATCCGGCGTTCCAGTCGGGCCTATCCCCAGCCAACTGGTACAGGAATGGATCAACGTTTGTTCGTGCGATCAACGGCGGCGCCAGCGTCAGGCTTGGATTCACCGGGACGAGTATCGGGATTGCTGTAGATGTCTCCAGCCTGAGCGGTTACTCGGCGGCGCTCTATCCATACATCGGGTGGTCTATTGATGGCGGGTCGATCTCGCGGCACCAACTCCTTTCTTCCGACACCATTATCTCGGTCGCGACCGGATTGGCGGACACGGCGCACGCCATCACAATCTGGGTTTCTTCGCTCGATGGTGGATTTGGTACAATTAGATGGGATGGCAGTAGTTCTGTCACAATCACAGGGGTCGTGGTTGACACCGGGAAAACCATCTCTGCGCCCGTCGACCCAAACGGAGGCGTGGTTATTTTCTTTGGCGACTCCATCTCGGAGTACGCCATCGAGAACCCGCCGGGTGGCCAGGCGGGTGCCTTCTCGATGAAGGCGTGGACCGCTGCCGTTGCGGAACAGCTCGGGGCGCTGGACTGCCGATGCGCATTCAGCGGACAGGGCTGGGATGTCGGCATCGAGGGCGTTCCTCAATTCATTGATGCGTGGCCGGATATCATGTCCGGGGTAAGCCGCTCAACCAGCCCGGCGCCGCGCTACATCTTCATCGCCCACGGCCAGAACGGATCGGCCGATGCGGGCGATGTCACCGCAACACTCGAAGGCATGCGCTCGGCCTATGGGGCATCGCCCTATATCCAGCTGATGATTCCGTTCAGCCGGAGCAATGAGACCGGCATTACCAACGGCTACAACGACTACGTTTCAGACAACCCTGGAGATGACAGAATCACACTGATTAACCTCGGCGCTGCGGGCAAAGCGATCGTAGACAACACCGCCTACGCCCCCGATGGAGTTCATCTTAACGAGCTCGGGGTGACTCAGATGGTTCCTCTTATCATGCCGAATGTGCTCGGCCGATACATCAGGACGGCCGGGAACTGCGCCGGCTCGGTTCTTCCCGGAGGCATCGCCCTCTAACGATTGATTGACAAGGATAACGACACGGGATGAGTAGGGCTATCCCGGAAACCACGGACCGATCCCAGGATGCCAGACCAAACCAAACTCTCCTTCTCGATCCTGACCGCCAAAAAGGTCTACTGCCCGTTCGACAATGAGCGCTACGGGTTGAAGCCCTACCAGGTGGATATCGGCGACATGGTGTACGTGGCGGCAAACCACGTCTGGTGGATCGTGGTCGACACGGACAATCTCGGCAACGATGACGGCTACGACATGATCTCGTTCGATCCGAACTACGTGTCGGCCGGCCCCATTGTCGGCAGCGGGCTCACGATGAACGGACCGAGGGTGCTGGGGAAGAGCACATCGGGGATCGGCGGCATCGAAGAATTGACCGGTTCCGGCGTGCTCGACTTGGTCGGAACCACGCGCGGCTCGGTGCTCTATCGGGGGTCGGCCGGCTGGGCCGTCCTTGCCCCGGGAACGTCGGGATATGCCCTTACCTCGGCCGGCGCCGGGGCCGACCCGATCTACGTCGCCTCAACCAGTACGATCACCGGCACGGCAAATCAGGTTTTGGTCAATGGCGGGACCACCGCGCAGTCGGGGGCGGTGACGCTGTCCCTCCCGACCTCCATCGCCAACGTCAACAGCATCACCGCGCAGACATCAACCGACCTGACGCTTAATTCCGGTTCGGGAAACAAGGTCTATATTCCTGGCTCCGCCGCCTCAAGCTCAACGACCACAGGTGCTCTGGTCGTGACTGGCGGCGTCGGCATCGGCGGGAATTTCTTTTCCAACGGCACGGGCTATTTTGCCGGCAACGTGGGCATCAAGGCCGGCCCGGCAGCCAGTGTGAATTTGGCGGTTACCGGCGACCCTGGATACGCCGCCGGATCGTCGAGCAATGTGCAATCCGTTCCGCTGTGGACCAGCTCGAGCCTGTCCGCGACTGGAAACATCTACGACGCCTTCTTCACGCTGACCGGGGCCGGAACCGTTCCGGCGGTAAATGCCTTCCTTGCCAACGCCGGCGACATCGGGACCGGGACGACCCTCAGTCTTTATCGCGGGTTCTATTCGGTCGGCGCCCCCAGCGGGGCCGGAACGCTGTCGGCGATCCGGGCCTTTGAAGGAGCCGTGGGAGATGCCGCCAACAAGTGGAATCTGTACATGTCCGGGACGGCGAAAAATTTCCTCAATGGCACCGCGCTGTTCGGGACTACGACGGATTCGGCCAACGGGAAAATCCAGATCGCATCACACACCACCAGCGCTGGCGGCATTGGCTTGGGCACCGACCTCTATCTGCACCGCCTCGACAGCAACACGATCCGGACGAATGCTGGCGTGCTTTACCACGATTGCCCGAACCCGATCGATCGCGGCTTCTTCGCCTTGACCAACGGTGCCCTGCGCTGGGCGGTCCGCGCCACCCAGAGCGCCGAGACCGGCTCAAACGTCGGCTCCGATTTCCTTATTTCCGCCTACGACGATAGCGGAACACTAATTGGCGCGGCCATGACCATCACGCGCGCAACGATGGTGACCAAGTTCGATTGCACGGTGGACGCCTCGGCCCTTAACACGGCTGGCGTGGTCCTTGGTGGCGGCATTAGTGTAGCCAAGTCGGGCATCATGGGCGGCGTCCTGTGCCTGAACGGCTCGACCTTTACCACCGGCAATGCCATCACCGGTCGCCAGGGGGATGGACAATCCGCCCTCAGCTTCGCCCAGATAGGCGGCACGGAATGCTCGGGCGTTCCGCTTGTGTCTTTCGCCGCCACCTGGAACAATGCGGCCAACACCCCGACGGCTCTCAGGGTCAACATCACCGATACGGCCAGCAATGCGGCGTCGCTTCTTGCGGACCTGCAAATCGGTGGATCGTCGAAATTCTCCGTCGATAAGGGCGGAACCACCACTGTTGCCGGCGATGTCGTCGTGAACACGCTCGGCAAGACCCTGAGCATCAAGTCCGGGACCAATGCGAAATCCGGAACCTTCTCCCTGATGGGTGGAGCTGCGACCGTGAACAATACGTCCATCACCGCGAACTCGACCGTCCTGTTCGGCCTCAAGACCGCCAGCGGCACCATTTCATCGATGCCGAGGCTTACCGCCATCACCGTGGGCACGAGTTTCGTGGTGGCGG